GCATTCTCACTTCCACACATTGCGGGCTATACTTTGATCTTGATGATTGAGATGAATATCTGCCTTCTCTTTGGATCTGTATTTTGGAAAACAGCTTGTTTATCCGTAAACTCAGGATTATCAGGTGAAAAAGAAACTAATACAAAATATGGTAAGATTGCAAAAGCGATCGGAAATATTAAAGATGAAGTTCTTCCGCCAGATATTAATAAATCTCGTCCAGGATTTACGCCACTTGAATCAGAGAATAAGATCCTGTTTGGATTGAAACCAATTGTTGGGCTTGGGAAAGATGTTGTCGCAACTGTCATTGCTAATCGTCCTTATACTTCTTTTGAGAATTTCTTAGAAAAAACGTCATTTGAGGGATCTGGAATTTCAAATAAGAAAATTGTAACATTAATTAAGTCAGGATCATTTGATGAATTTGAATCAGACCGCAGAAAACTAATGATTGATTTTGTTAAGATTGCGGTACCAGCAAAAACAAAATTGACAATGGCAAATCTTCCGCATGTAATCGATCATATTAATAAAGAAGAATACGGACCAGAATTGGAATTGTATAATTTCAAAATTAAAGCGGTCGGTAAAAAAGCAGTAATGACTCGTGAAATCGAAGATGAATTTATTGCAAAATATAAAGATCATGTCGAATACACTTTTGAAAAAGGAAAGCTTGTAATTGATGAAAAATCATTCAAGAAATACTATGAAAAAGGTATTGGCCGACTGAAAGAATGGTTAGCAAAACCTGAAACTGTTCAGATTCTTACTGCCAAAAACCGTAAACAATTTTGGATCGATGAATGCTCGGGATCAATTGAAGCTTGGGAAATGTCAACATTGCTTTATTATAAGCATAAACATGAACTGGACTATTATGATCTGTCAAGCCTTTATAATATTTCCAAATTTGAAGAGCTTCCGGAAGTTCCTGTTGTTCGAGAATGGAAAAAATGGCGTGGCCGTGAAATCCCGAACTATCAAATTAGCACAATTGCGGGAACAGTAGTAGATAAAGACAAAACCAAAAGCTTGATCTTTGTATTAACTCAAGATGGTGTTGTCACAATCCGTTATACAAAAGGAACTTTTGCCCACTATGATAAAAAAGTTGTTCAGGTAAAAGGAAAAGATAAAGAAGTCTTGGATCCTAGCTGGTTTGAGCGCGGAACATTACTGATCTTGAATGGTTACCGACGGGATGCCGAGTTTGTTTTAAATACTCGCGGATCATCTATTAATCATACCACGATTAAAATTGTTGGCCAGAAAAATGGAGAAATCTATCTACAAGGCGAGAAAGTCAAACTGTACAATGAAGAATAAAAAATAAAAAATAAAGAGAAAAGTTCTTCTTTTCTCTTTCTACTTTTAAAAGATCAAGTATAATATAAAAGTAAGAGAGATTAAAACTTGGAGGTTATTCAAAATGAACTATTTACAACTTATGCTAGACAAACAGCGAGCATTCCAACGTACTTTGGGAATTCAATTTAATCTAGGCCAAAACATTCAGATCAAATCTGAACAAGATTCTTCTTATATTAAAGAACAGGCCTCATTTTTAATTGAAGAAACTGTTGAAATGACCCGCGAATTAAAATATTCAAAACCTTGGAAACAGTATGATTGGGATAACGCCAAAGATGCTGAGCAAACTCAAAAGGTTAAAGAAGAAGCGATCGACGCTTTACACTTTATGCTAAATATTTTCAACGCCTTGGGAATGAGTGAGCAGGATATTTTAAATGCTTACCTTGAAAAAAATAAACTAAACCATGAACGCCAATTAAATCCAGATCTTGGATATATTACGGAGGGCAAATAATATGGAATACAATTTTAATAATGGTGAAGAAATTTTATATGCTGATGTAGTTTTTGTAAGCGACCCACTTCGATTTTCTCCCGCTGAAGTGCGTAACGCTAAAAAATACCAATTTAAAACACACATTAAAAATCTGATTAAATATAATACTGTCTCTATTCTTAGCTTGGATAATAATCTTGGCTTCGCGGTATTCGTTGGTTATTCAGATAAAAAAGATTATATCCGTAATCATGCAATTCTTGTAAATAAAATTGACGTTGATGGAGCTCAAAGAGAGGTTTCAAAAATTGAAAACTCTCGTAAAGATCGTTTATCTCAAGCATTGGCACGAGATATTAATGCTAAATTAAAATCTCCGCTTATCCTTGATATTATTTCAAATATGGATCCTGTAATTAATAGTAATCTTGCCGAGTATGAAAAAGTTACCGGTAAAAAGTTTACTTTCGCTGAATTACAAAAAGAAAATGAAAAGAAAGACAACGAATTTGAAAAAGCACCATTTTAATAAAAAACTAAAACAACTAACTGGAGGAAATTAAAAATGGCTATCTTACTAGGAAACAAAACAACGCAACTTGCATGGGCTCTTGATGAAGCGGAAGGTTTGGTCGAACAGGCTCAACAAGAAAATGGGCGCCTTGTTAAAAAGACGTCGATCGACAAAAAAGAACGTAAGGGTCTTGAATATTTCATCGTAACAATCGAACTTCAACATGCGGTAGTTAAGGATATTATCGCACGAGAGGCAGAATAATATGAAAATTTGGTCAGATCACGACGATGCAGGATTAAAATTTGATAAACATACCGCTGTTTTCAGCGGTCGGTTTTTCGAAGAAGTTGAATCAGAGCATAAATTTTTACCAAATGTAAAAACAACGCTTCCAACGCGTTCAGATTCTCGATCTGCCGGATATGATTTTTATGCAAAAGAGAATTATATTTTAAAACCAGGTGAATCTGTTGCTATTTACACAGATGTTAAGGCATCTATGCAACCCGATGAATGTTTAGTCATCTCACCAAGATCTAGTGTGGGGATTAAGCTTAGCTTGATGCTAAAAAATACTATGGGTATCATTGATGCTTCATATTACTGTAATCCAAAAAACGACGGAAACATTATTGTCTGCTTGTATAACTATTCAGATCAAGAAGCCACAATCTTAGCGGGCGAAAGATTTGCACAAGGTATTTTCCAAAAATATCTGACAACAGATGATGACCAACCAACAAATTTAACTCGCTTAGGCGGAAGCGGATCATCAGGGAAATAATTCCCTGGTTTTCTCGTTTCAATTGGAGGAATTTTTTAATGATAATTGCAATTGTTGGAAAAAGCAATTCAGGTAAAACAACATTGGCAAAGGAATTGGAAGAGCGTTCTCTTTATAAAGGAATTATTTCATATACAACTCGCGATCCTCGGCCAAATGAAATTGATGGTAAGGATTATGATTTTGTAAGCAGTGAAAAATTCAATGATCTTGAATTACAAGGAAACCTTTCACTTGTAAAAACATTCCATGTGCAAAAAAATGACTTGCTTGTTCCCGTAAGATACGGTTTTTTGGTTCCTGCACTTTGGGAAGCCGCTAAATCATCAGATCCTTATTATCTTTTAATTGATCCTCGTGGCTTAGATGAATTAAAAACAAAATATGGTAAAAACAGAGTAAAATCTGTTTACCTTGCGGTATCTCACACAACCCGTTTCCTTCGAGGAATTGAACGTGGTGATGATATTAAAGAACTTTATCGCCGTTTTGATTCGGATGACCGCGATTTTTATGATATGGAAGCTTCAGCAGACTACGTTATTCCTGAAAAAGATCAAAAACAAGGAAATTTAGTTTACAAAGTTATTCAAATTATGAGAAATTGCCATGAAGCTTAAACTAATCTCTCCAATTCCGCCGTCAATCAACTCTTATCTTAATTTTAAGGTTGCTCGACAAAGCGGAAAAACATTTGTTCAAGCATATCCGTCAACCCAAACCACAATTTACACTGATTTTTTCGTAAATTATGTGCGGGATGAAATTTATAAGCAAGGCTGGGAGAAGCCGCCAAAAGGCCAGCTAATAAATATTCATTTGATTTTTTATCTGGACAGAAAACGCAAGGATCCATCAAATTTCCTAAAGGTAATGTTGGACTGTTTGGTAAAAGCTGGTGTTTTTGTAGATGATGATGTAGCTTTGACAATTATTGACAGATTATATATTGACAAAGCAAATCCTCGTATTAGTATAACATTGGAGCCATCAAAAGCTGTTGGAATTTTTGATAGTGCAGAACAATTTTCTGCTTTCAAGGAAAAAAATTGCGATCAATGTAAGAGAAAGCAGAGCAGTTGCTCCGTTTTAAAGGCAATTTTAGACAACCGGATCGTTGATGACGTCCCAAATATATCTTCATGCCTTAAAATTAAGCCCAAATCTTAAAGCTATAAAAATATTTCACTTTGTTTTAAAAAGTTAGCTGATTACTATATACAAAGGCAGTCAAAAGGCTTATTATTAATTTATGAGGTTTAATATTTCGAAATCGTTAAAACGACTAAGCTATAGTAAAATTTTTGTAGGTTTGAAGATCAAAATTGACCAAACCTGCAAGAATTTTTTATTAATTGTGGCTATGACGGATAAACCGTTTTAAAATAAAAGGCCGATTAAAAATAAAAATAGCAGTCGCTTTCAGTCATTTTGATAAGAACAGATCAGGATCAATTAGCCACGATCAAGCTTCCGATCATGAAATGAGATCGTCCAACTGCGCGAAACGGGGAAAATAAACGATGGATCAAACAAAGAAGCTTTACATTATGGAAGATGGCAAGAAAGTTTTAAAAGATTTGACATATGAAGAAGTCCACGAAATGTTTATTCCTCTTATTGAGAAAAATGTTCACGATATGAATAAGAACATGTTTTTCAATCGATACAATGAAGAAGACATGCGACAAGAATTTTTCTTGCAACTTTGGGTAGCCTATGATCGGTATGATTCAACTACCGGAAATTGTTTTTCAACTTACTTACACCACAGAATGAATCGCGCCCGAGACAAGGTGCTTCAGCCAACAAAAGCTAAAAAACGAGAAGATCACGGAAAAGAAATTTCACTAAATAAAGAAGTTGTTACTTCGGAAGCAGAGTCTGCTGATGAGTTACAAGATCTTTTGATTGATGGATCAGATTCAGTTGAATCAACATATGATGGAAAAGAGCTATTGTCCATTATTGAAAACGCTCTCATCAAAGACAAAGACAAGGAACTTCTCGAGTTGATCCTTGATCGAAAGAAAAATGCCGTTGTCGATTATGCGGAGGCTAAGGGCATTACCACACAGGCGGCTCATTCTCGGATTCGAGTCTTAAAAACTCATCTCCAAGACATTATTAAATCTTCATATTTAGAATAATTTTTTTGAAAAAATAAAATTAAAGTAAACCTAATTTAAGAAAAGAGTTCACTTTTTTGCTCAACTGTGGTATAATATATTTATAAGGAAAAATATTTTATCATGAAAGCTGAGGTATTTGACAAATGAATAAAAAACGCGCGGTTCGATTGACACACATGGGTAACGAGATCAAAGTTTTTGACTCTGTTCTTGAAGCATGTAAGTGGTCAAAAGAAAATGGTATCTGTCATTTTGATTGGGTTCATAAATCATTAGCACAGAATATTCCAACGAAAGCCGGACGGAAATACACAACTGGAGGATATTTGTTCTCATTCGTTGATGGATTGCCTGCACCGTTTTCAAACAAATTTTCAATTCCGATCGAGTCTGAAGTTGTAACAGCTTCAAGTGTTGAGATTATCAATCCAGCATGGGCAAATCGGAAAATGAAATTTGGTGTGGAACTTGAAGTGACGACAAACTTACGTAGTAGTCAGTTAGTCGACGCTATCAATAACGTTGGAGTTCCCGTAAAATCTGATCGATATTCTTCGTGTCCTGCAGGAAAAACGTGGGAAGTACAGCCGGACGGATCAATCCAAGGCTGGGAAGTTGTCTCGCCTCCGATCAATGACTTTAAAGCGCTGGAAAAAGTTACTTCCGCACTTAAAGGAATTGGCTGTAAAGGAACTAAAAAAACCGGTTTACATGTGCATCACGACATTTCAGATTTAGACGGAAATCAATTGTTAAGTTTCTTTGCACTATTTGGACGCTATCAAAAAGGATTATCGCTTCTTTTGAAAAAAGATCGCTGGACAACTCGTTATTGCGAACCAATTACAAACCGTGGAATGATTGACGACGAAATTTTACAACTAGAAGATTCAAACTTAAGATTAACAAAGCTTCAAAGCTTATTTGGACAAAAATATCGCTCAATTACACTTAACAAGTATGTGAAATATGGTACTGTTGAATTTCGCGGACATCACGGATCAGTCGATTTTAAAGAAATTAAGCTTTGGGTCGAAGTTACACATCGCATGATTGAATTTGCAATTGCCCATAAAGTCGAACCAAAACTTGTAAAAAACAATGCAAACAGAAAAGAGATCCTCATTGAACTTTTAGAAATGCTCGAAATGACTCATGTTTTACCTGAAGCATTACGACGTGCAAAAAAATATTGGAGTGTGGCTTAAGCCGCGCTCTTTTTTTCAAAAAAATATGAGGAGGATCTGCAATGAACTCACGGGAAAGAATTGAACAAATGAAAAACAAAGGTATAATGACAAAGGATCAACCTTATGATGAATATGTAAAATGCTTGAGAACGAGGTATTTCCGCGTTTATAATGAGATCCTACCTGTTGATCCAGATGAAATTGTAAAAAAGTTAGAGGAAAAGAAAATCCTCTAATTTTTTTTTATTTTTCTTTCTCATTTTGAAAGATCAAGTATAATATAAATGTAAGGAATAAAGCACTTTGATAGGAGATTGATGATGGAAAACAAAAATTTACATTTCATTACAGGTTTAATGGGCGCGGGAAAGACAAAGCAATTAATTGATTATTTAACAGATCTTTCTAAAAACACCAAAATAGAAATGATTTGGTTGTTTGCTGGATCGCTAGATTCATACAGTGTATCACTTGATTTTACAAAAATTACTTCTCGAGACGGAAGAGAAGTCGCCGCCATTCCAATTAATTCAAAAGAAGGCGTTGTTTTTTTAAATGTGTATCTTTCAAGAATCAAAGAAAATTCAACCGTTTTAATTGATGAAGCTCAATTTTTAACACCAGATCAAATGGAGATTATTATTGAATGGACAAAAATTAAAAATCTTAATACAAAGATTTATGGATTAGATCGAGATTTTAAAAATGAGCAATTCCCAGCAATTACTACCTTGATTAAGGCTCGACCTAAAATTGAGTTCATTGTAACAGAGTGTCAAATGCCAGACTGCTTGGATTACGCCGAAAACAATGCTCGGATCATTGATGGTCATGTTGTAACAGATGGCGATACTTTCCTCGAGGCAAAATCATCATATTTGTCAATTTGTGACAAATGTTTTGAAAAAATGACACTTAAATAAAAACCTCGCTCCAGATCGTCCTGTGTGATCTCCGGAGGCTATATTTTACAGACCAGCCAACTCAAAGTGCTCCGGAAGCCATACAGGGCTAAAATGGTGCGATACAGATCAAACTGTATATATTTATATAGAATAAAATGGAAATTTTATAAAAGAAAGGAAGAATAGACATGAAAGAATATACCAATGAATATTTGGACTATTTAGAAACAAAGCTAAAAGAATATCTTTTAGAGGTAAGACCAAAAACATTTTCTTGGGGTAATAAAAAAGATATTGATGCGCTTATTAAATGGCTAGAAAACAAATAAATTAATTATATTTGTAAAATTAAAAGGAGGAATTAAGATGAAAATCATTGACGATCTAGACAACCTAAAAGGAAAAACAATTGCATTCGCAATAGAAAGCTGGAATGACAATGTTTTTGTTTTATCCACGACAGAAGATGAATTAATTTTTATTGGATCGCAATGGAATTCATCAAGAGAAGAAGCTGATCTTCGAGTTTTAAATTTTAGCCAAGCAAAAAGGGAACTTAAAGATGAAAAGTATTTGTTCAACGATATTGAGAATCAAAAACCAGGTATCTTAAAAGATGTTGCAGATGAAATTAAAATTGCGGAAGAAAAGAAAAAAGAGGAAGCTGAATTTAAAAAATATAAGGAATTAGATAAAAAATTCCGCAAGCGTTTAATCTCTGAAGGCCATATTTTTTAAGGAGGAATAGAAATGGAAATCTTATCAAAAACAGAGTATTACTCTTTTCACCCTATTCTTGGTATATTTTGTTTAATTATTGGAATAGCTTTCTTAGGTTTGGTGGTCGCTATGATTATTGAAGCATTTAAAGAAGAAGAATATGCTTTAATCCCCATATCATTGTTTTTTATCGTTCTCGCTGTTGTTTTATTTTTAGGTTACAATACATCATTAGACCGCGAAATGGTTTATGAATATGAGGTTACAATCACCGATTTTAATGAAGTATATGAAAAAGGATATGAAATTACAGATCAAAACGGAAAAATCTACACAGTGACCAAACACGGAGAGGATAATTAGTATGTTAATGATTACGACCAAATTACGCAGGTATAAGGTTTTAGACCTTTCACTTTTATGGATCCGCCTTATTTTATGTTCTCCTCTTCTTTTAGTGGCGGGGGTTGGTTATGTTTGCTGGTTGTTATTTTTATGGATCGAAAAAATGTGCGGAAGATTTGAAGATTGGATTATTAGAAAACTTAACTGGGATATAAAAGCAAAAAAGCAATTCGATATTGATCCTTACAAATTTCAAAAGAAACGTAAAAAGTAAATTTTATAGGAGGGCAACATGGGTCTCTTTTTGATAGTGCTTGCAAGTTGTTTAATCTTATTAGAACGTGATTTTTATAAAAAACGCGATTAATAAAAATTTGATTTTAAAAGGAGATAATTAAAATGAAAAAACGCTTAAAAAAGAAGCTTGGACTATCATACCAAAAATTTAAAATTGGGGATCAGGTGCTTGTTAAACTAAATTCTAACTGTGGTCATAGAGTGGGAACAATTGGTAAAGTAACGGATATACGAACAGGTGTGAAACCTGTCTTATGGATAAGTGTTTATGCAGAATATAAATATGAAAATGGGCGTAAATCAAAAATGTCTTTAACACACAAATCAACTGATCTTAAACTTTTAAGTAAAAAGCGGAGGTCATTAAATGAATGCTTACAAAGTTTTTTATAATTCAAGAAGCCGCGAAGGAGAAAGCATTATTATTTTGGCCGTCAATAAAGGTTTGGTAAAATATGAGCTTGAAAAAAAATCTCCTTACAGATATGAAAATGGAAACCCGCACTGCTATATTTCGTCAATTACAGAAATTCCGTTTTCACAAGTATTAATTTCAGATCTTTCTATTGTTGAATTTATTGAACTCAAAGAATCGGGGTTATTATAATGATCGAGAAAAAAACCTGGAAAGAATTTAAAGACGCTGGTTTATTGTGGTGGATCAATATGATTATTCATACTTTTGGATGGGTTATTGTTTTTGAATCAAATAAAGAAGGCGATATTATTAGCGTTTATCCAGCAAAAACAGATTTTCGCGGCTTTGATGAAAAAACTAACGCTGAAGGCTATAAAAAGATGGAAAAAATGCTAAAAAATTAAAATTAAATGTTTAAATATGTTCACATTAGGTGAAATATATTATATAGATAAAAAAATAGGAGGAATTTATTATGAACTGTCCAAACTGTCAATCAAATAAAATCAAAGTGGTAATTAGAGCATGGGCTATTGTTTTTTGGACCGGAGCTTTAATTTCGTGGATTCCAATTATTGGTTGGCTTTTTGGACCGCTATTAATGATCTCCTCACCATTTGTTTATTTAATGGAACGCGGAAAACGAACTGTCCAATGTAATGAATGCAAAACTCGTTTCTATATTGCAAAAGATGAGATGCACGAGTGGCAGGTTGAAATTCAAGGTAACCTTAAAAAATAAAATATTTGCCTAATTAGGAGATAATATCTCCTTTTTTTGTGCAATAAAAGTATACGTGCGTATCGATACAAGTTATAATTAAATTAACAAGAAAACGAGGTGAAAAAACGTGAAGCTTAAATTAAGAGACGATATTGCAGAAGTATATATTAGAGAGCATACAGATTACCAAACTAATGAATATTATGGAGAAGATTCGATCGAAATTAAATTATGGGAACTATCAGGAGAAATAGTAGAGGTTGATACTAATTACATTCCATTAAATGAGTATAATATTAAACCCGTAAGCGATATTACCGCAGACTTATCTAGAATCCCAGAAGAATGGGTGCTAGAAGTTTATGAGGATATTAGAGATATACCACATATTTGTATTAAATGCAATACCGTCTTTTATGGTCCAGATGATTGCGAATTTTGTAAAGAAGATCAAAAATAAAAGGCTTCGGCCTTTTTATTTTGCTTTCTTTTTTATTTTTTTTAAGTATAATATAACAGTAAGCAAAAACATTTAAAGGGGTTTTGTAAGTGGATAAGATCAGAAAACTAGATGACAGAAGTCAAGCTCGTGAAAAATTAAGTATTTGGTTTGGATCCCGTGATAATTTCTATCATCCAATCAAAGAAACAATTGCAAACGCCGCCGATGAACTTCGGAATAATAAACAACAGGATCCTACTGTAAAAGTAACATTAAGCGAACATGACGGCGAATTGCGAAAGATCACTGTTGAAGATAATGGTCGAGGGATTCCAATTGACGGTGAAACAGATGGTATTCCAAACTATGAACTATTGTTTTTAACACTGTTTGCCGGAACCAAATATGATGTTACCGATCGTGCAAGCACCGGAACAAACGGTGTTGGTAATACCGCAATTTGTTATACTTCTGAATTATTCGAAGTTGACTCATTCTATAACAGTACTCACCACAAAATTAAATTTGTAAACGGTGGCTATTTAGATGGAGAGTTAACAAAAGCAAATTACCGCGGAATCTACACAGGATCTAAGTTCTCATTTGTTTTGGATAAATCAATTTATACGAACACTGTATTTGAAAAGCATTTGATTGAAGAGATTGTACAACATTTTGCGGTTGGTGCTTTGGGTATTAAATTTATTTTCTCTTTTGAAGGGGAAGAAAAAGAATTTTTATATGAATCGTCTAAACAGTATTTTGAAGAAATGATTTCAAACGAAGCAACTTCTCCAATTTTCAATCTTGGTAAAGTTGAAAAAGTTACTGAGGTTCAAGTTGTCGATGGCGGTCTAGTTGAAGAGAAAAACTCTTTTGATATTTTTATTGCCACAATGCCATCAACCGTTCATGAAAGTTACTTGAATATGACTTTCCTTGAAGAAGGTGGAACAATTAATGATGGGATCCTTGATGGTGTCCGGTTATTTATGAATAAACATTGTCGAGACAATAAACTATTCCCTAAAGGTGTAACTGCTTTTAAGAAAGAGGATGTTGAATCTTCAATTTCATTCCTTGCAATTACTGAATCAAATAACGTTGAGTTTGCTAACCAAACAAAACTGAGCACAAATAAAGACCTTTATAAAAAGCAAGCAAAAGAATATGTTGAGAGCTTAATGGAAGTAATTTCTATTCAAGATCAAAAACAATTTAAAAAGATGGTTGCTCATTTATTGGAAGTTCAAAAATTTAACTCAAACAATGATAAAGCAAAAGCAAAGCTCAAAAAACAGTTAAGCGAGAAAATTGAAGGTATCGGAAACAAAATTGATAAATTTGTCGATTGTGATATTCATGGTAAAGATGCTGAACTATTCGTGGCTGAAGGAGATTCCGCTTTAACCTCGATCGTTGAAGCACGTGATTCTGTTTTCCAGGCGGCTCATCCATTAAAAGGTAAAATCCTCAACTGTCTAAAAACTGATTATGTAACGATCCTATCAAACAAAGTTATTGTTGATTTAATCAAGATCCTTGGTTGTGGAATTAAAGGCGACAAGAAAAACAAAGATCTTGATTCATTCGATATTAAAAAGTTAAATTTTGGTAAAATTATTATTGCGACGGACGCTGATGCGGATGGAGCCCATATTGCTTCGCTTATAATTACAATGATTTATCGATTGATGCCTGACCTTTTAAGTGCTGGTTTGATTTATATTGCTCAAACTCCACTTTATGAAATTAAACATGAAGACGATACCATGACTTATTTCTATACAGATGCACAAAAAAATAAGGAATTGCCAAAGATCAAAGGTAAATATGTAATTTCACGGGTAAAAGGATTGGGAGAATTGGAGCCAGAAGTAATGGCGGAAACTGCGATGAACAAAGAAACACGTAACCTTATTAAGATTACTGTCGAAGATGCAGAAAAAATGATTGCCTCGATCAACGACTGGATGGGAGACGACGTAACAAATCGAAAAGCCTTCATCTCTAATAACCTCAATAAATATATTGATAGCGTCATTTGACGCTATCTTTTTTATTTTTAGAATATTGCAAAAAACTTTAAATTGTAGATCAAATTAATATACATTACAGTAAAAAGAGTGTATAATAAAAATATAGATATAGGCATTTTGGCCTAATTTATTTTAATAAGAAAGGGATGAAAGCACATGATGGCAGAACAAAAAGAGATTAGGGAAATCGTAATTGAAGAGAAAGTAATGAAAGAGGCAAAGATCACAAACGAGAATATTAAAAACCCCGAGCTGTTAATGAGACTTTTTGAACAACGGTGCAATATGGTAACAAAACTAGCGGCCAGTCAACCCGTTATATATTTCAAGGAAGCTGGATCATTGATTACTTTTGGTCATTTAAGAATGAATAAAACAGGACTTGGAACTTTTTATATTGAAACTATTGCTGATTATGATATGAGCAACCTTTCTCCTTTAATTATGACCATTCCAAGAAAAAACCACAATGTGAATAAATTTACGGTTTCAAATGTTGAGGCCTTGGATCAGGCTTGTGATTGGATCTGTACTTTGATTTCCGATGACAAAATTTATCTAGGAAAATAAAACGTAGGCGACCAGCAATTTGGTCGTCTTTTTTCTTTCATTTTTTTAAAAAACAAGTATAATATAAGAGTAATGAAATTAGTTTTAGAGGAGATTAAAAAAAATGGCTAATACTGAATTTGAAGCTTCACAAGTTATTACAGATAACATGGGCGTATATTCAACTTATGTTCTTTTGGATCGTGCAATTCCTGATCTGCGAGATGGATGGAAACCTGTTCATCGCCGGATCTTATTTACGTTATTTACCGCAAAAGCATTTAAATTTACAAAGTCTGCTAATATTTCTGGTCAAGTAATGAAGATCCACCCTCACTCAGACACTTACGAGTCAATGGTTAAAATGGTTCAAAAAGATCGGCATGCAATTCCAACAATCATTGGTAAAGGATCATTTGGCCAGAATACCTCACGGGACTTGGCACCGGCCGCGGCTCGTTATTCCGAAGTAAAATTATCAGATGTTGGAACTGAAATGATGCAAAATTTCAATAAAAATATGGTTGACTTTGTTGATAACTACGATGGAACAATGAAGATCCCAGAAGTACTTCCAGTAAAATTCCCATCTGTTTTAGCATATGCAAGCTCAGGAACAGGTGTTGGTTTTGCGTCTTCAATTCCGTCATTCAATCTAAAAGAGATTACTCAAGCAATTGAAAATTATATGAAGACCGGCGAAAAAAATATTTTAATTCCAGATTTTGCCACTAAAGGATTTGTTGTAAATGATCCGGCAATTTTTGAGCAAATCAATCATATGGGAAATGGATCAACACAACTTAGAGGCCGAGCAATCATTGACAAAAACAAAATTGATATTATGGAAATTCCATATTCAACTACCCGCGAAGCTATTATTGAAAAAGTTACGGCATTGGCCAAAACAGAAAAATTAAAAGAAGTCACGAATATTAAAGATCTAACTGGTTTTAAAGGGATGCGAATTTCACTTACCGCTCGAAAAGGAACAGACATGAAATTGCTTCTTGAAAAACTTTATCAACTTACACCGCTTCAATCATCATTTCCCGCGAACATGAATATGATCGTTGACGGGCTTCCTAAAGTAATGGGAGTATGGCCAGCAATTATTAAGTGGCTTGAATGGCGTGCAAACTGTATTTCTCGCGGAATGACATATGATATTGAGAAATTAAAAAGCGATCTCCATTTACTTTACGGAATGGCTAAAATCATTGATTATATTGATGAAGTCATTGAGATTATCCGTTTTTCAAAAGAAAAAGACATTATTCCAAAATTGGCAAAACGTTTTGAAATTGATGAGGCACAGGCCGATAAAGTTGCTGACATGAAATTACGGAATATCAATAAAGAATATATTGAAAAACAAGTCAAGAATATTGAAGACATGGAAGCAAAAATTGTCTCATTGCAATCTGTCATTGATGATCCTAAAAAAATGAATCAAGTAATTCTCCAAGGATTAAAATCAACAAGTGATAAATATGGCGTTGACCGTCAATCTGAAATCATTGAGATCTCACAAGAAAAACAACTTAAAATCAAAAATAAAATGACGGAAAAAGCAAAAATTGAAAATGATTATAACGTTGTGGTTCATCTTACCGCAGAAGGATATGCTTATAAATTCCGCAAAACAGATATTGAACCAACGTTAAAACCTGGTGATGAGATTGCAAAAACCTTCAACACTCAAAACAGCGGATCTATTTTAATCTTCAATGAAGAGCAAGATGCTTTTAAAGTAGACATTTCTGCAATTGAAGAAACAAAACCGAAAGCCCTTGGATCTTATTTACCGACACTTGCCAAAGAGGACTCCATTGATATTGTTGAGTATGGAATTGTTGATAATACTCATAATGTAATTATGGCAATTTATGAAAATAATAAAGTTGCTCGATTGAGTAAAAAGCACTTCGATCTTAATCGACGGGTTTTGAAAAAAGCATTGAATACAAAGCAAAAAATTCATGCGGTATTATTCTTAGAAAAAGAATCAACACTTAAACTAGTTACAGACAAAGCGACAGTTGAATTTAACACAAGCAATTACTCAGAAAACGCTGTTCGGACCGCAACTGGGGTATATGCAACTCGAAAAGGAAAATTGAAATATGTAGTTGTAGTTTAATTAGGATCCCTCGAAAGAGGGATTTTTAATTTGCTCCTGTATTGCGTTGAGCTGGTCATACCCCTTGCAAAAAGTATTTCGTTGCGACACAGAGCTAATTCAAAGTAAATAAAAAAGGATCCGTTAGGATCCTAAAATTTCTTCGACCGATAAAAGCGGATGTCTGTCTTCTTTTCCTTTTTCATCTCGAATCAATACCCAATTATATCCAATTGAAACAATAATACCTTTTACATTAGGATATTCTGAATATGTTGTATGCACTTTCATTCCGCGTCTCGCATTTCCTCTGTTCATTTTAATTTCCTCCTTTGAATTAAAAAATCTTGCTCTTAAGTATATTATAACACTTAGAGCAAGATCCGTATATTACTTTTTATTAATTATCCTAAATAAGTTTCAGGATTCCCGCCGAAGTATGCGGTTAATAAAATGGATTTTCGAACATGGAATCTTTCATGATAATCATCTGTTTCAAATCTATACTTGAACGGAAGCAAATTGATATAGGTCGAGCGAATGCTTTTTGGAACAGAAGTAACTTCATCAAAATCGAAAAGCCATTTAGCTTCTTTCTTTTTGAGTTCCATTAGGTTTTCTGTTTTTACTCCAAAGTAAGATCCAGGTACCAAAGCGTCTTCAACCATTGTAATTGAATCTTCTAACCATTCTTCTGTAAATACTAGATACCCTCCAAAATTCTTGTCTTTTGGATTCACAATATACGTCTTAGTTTTCATTTTCTAACAGCTCCTTAAATTTGAATTACCTTACTTCTTTATTATACACTATTTCCATAGATCTGTGTTAGTTTTTTGGAAATTAAAGAAAAAAGTTTTTTTAAAAAAAACAAAAGAATTTGGATAAAACAGTGTACATCCCATTAAAAATGGCCTATAATAAGTATATAAGGTAATAACAAATCAAACAAACCCAACTACTAGGAGGAAATTAAAATGACACAGACAACTACAACGTACACAGCGACTCAACTCGAAGGAATGAAAGTTGCGGAACTTAAACAGATCATCAAAGACAAAAACTATGAGATTCACGGAGCATGGAAAATGAAACAATCTCAACTCGTTTCTGCAATCCTTGAATTACAACACACAGAAATGACTGGGGAAAAATCAGAAATCGTTGAACAAATCGAACAAGACGCTCAATTAAACCGCGAAGCTCAAGCTCAAAAAACTTCAAGCACTCCAGGACGTCGTAACTCTTCAATGGTTCGTGTTACAACTGAAGACGGAGAAACTAAAGAGTTCTTCTCAAATAAAGATTTTGCGGAATATTACAATGAAAAACATGGAACTACATTCCGCAATGACATTCTTTGGTACTTGCTTCGCGGACGTAACAAAAAAGCCCTTGCAACTTTCCAAATCACAAACATTGAAGAAGTTAACGAATAATAAATTGAAGATCCTAACGGATCTTCTTTTTTTATATTTTAATGTTATATTGAAAAATCAAATGAGCTCTGTGTTGCGACGAACTTAATTGAGTAAGACGTTCATACTACTCGTTGCAACTCAGAGCATTTAAAAATCCGCAAATAAAAAATCTCTCAAATGAGAGATTCTTCATTAATTATTTTTTGTTATGAGCTTCAACAAGACTAATTGAAAGATCTTCTGCATCTTCAAAGTTTGCATTTTCAACAAGATCTTTATATTTCTTGAAATTTTCTTCAGAAGTTTCAATGAAAAGACTTTCAAATTCTTTCTGTTCGAATGTTTTAATGAGAATTTTTTCATCTACATTAATAGCTTCAAACACGTTGTAAGTTTCTTTCTTAGTAGTTCTTAAGTTGAAATGAATACTCACTGCAAACATTGAAAATTCTCGCATTTCGTCATTTAGATCTTTTGTTAAAATATAGTACATTTTAAACATCCTCTCAAGTTTTGTATTTGTCTTACATTTATAATTATAACACAGCTTGCGGGCTTTGTGTTAAAAAAAATGAAAATAAATAAAAAAAAACAAGAGCTTTTAACTCTTGTTTCAGATCTTTTATTTTGTTAGTTTTTCAAGTTCTAGTTCACAGAGCTTACAATCATCTTTATAATTTTGATAATACGTTTGTTCTTTGTTGTTGTAAATTGCAATAACTTTTTCTAAAAAGCCTGAGCTAACTTTTACAAGTTGTTTTTCAATATCTTCATTTTTCATTAAGCACGTCCATTCGACTTTGAAATTATCATCTTGATCTATCCAATAGATTTCTTTTGAATGTTCAAAAGCTTTTAAAACGAAGACGTATGATGCTTTCGAAAGATCAATCTGTTTTGAATCTTCTCGAAGAAGATACATATCTGCAATCTCAACTAATCTTGAAGCGTCTGTGTTTTTTTCAAAGTTCATTTTAAATCATCTCATTTCATTTTTTTTAAGATCAACAGCTCATCTCTAATATCATTATAACATGTTTTGCGGGATTTTTGTTATAAATTTTTAAAAAAAATAAAAAAAAACAAAAGCTCGAAAGCTCTTGTTTTTAATATTTCACTTTGTTAATTTTTCAAGTTCTAAGTCACAGACATTGCAAGCATCTTTGTAATTTTGAAGATAAGATTGTTTTGTATTTCTGTAACAATTTCTAATTCTTTCTAAGAAGTAAAAATCAACTTCAACAAGCTCATTTTCAATTTCTTCATTTGTCATGTATGAAAGAAAATATACTTCATCTGAATCATCTTCGTCGAGCCAAGAAACAGACTTAATGTTTTTTGAATCTTTAAGAGAATCTGTTACGAAAACATATGAAGCTTTTGAAAGATCGAGTTTTTTTGAATCTTCTTTTAAAAGATACATTTTTGCGTTTTTTTGAAGATTGTAAGCTTCTGTGTTTGTGTCGTTGATAATCATGTTATCAGCTCATTTCGTTTTATTTGAGATCAATAACTCATCTCTTAATAATATTATAACGCGTTCTGCGGGCTTTGTGCTAGCTTTTTTAAAAGTTCTTTAAATTATTTTTATCTATTATAATGTTGTTTTTTCTAGATCTTTAAAAGCTAACGTGCTGTGAATTTTTTCAATCTTCTGAATATTCGTAATTTTCAGAATATTCGAAATTGTCAGAATATTTAGAATTATCAAAACGTTCTGTTTTAAGAGCCGCGAATTTTTTCAATCTTTTGAATATTTTAAATTATCTGAATATTCAAAATGATCTAAAAACATTTTTTATTTTCTAAATATTCTGAATTTAATGACAATTCTGAATTGTCAGAATATTGTGAATTAGCGCTTGTGAAAGAATATTCTGACAATTCAATTTTTCGATCTTTCTAATTATTTAGAATATTCCGACAATTGAAAATGACAAATGAAAAGAGCCTCGCGGCTCTTTTTCATTTTCATACATTTATGAATTTTTTTCGTGGGTACCAAATTGTTTTTCCGTTTTCAAGTGTCATTAGTTCACAGATCGAAACGTTCTTTTTGTTATTGCTCATGTAGTGAAACGTTCTTAGAATGACTTGTTGTCCGTTTTTTTCACACACGAACCAAGTTTGAATTTTTCCTTTCGTTGTTAATAATTCTACTTTGTCAAGTTTCATTAGATCTTTCAGAGCTTGCTCTGTTTCTTTGACTAACATTTTCTCAACTCATTTCGTTTTTATTTAAGATTAATTGCTTAACCTTATATATTTATTATAACAGTAATTCCCGCAAATGTACATAGTTTTATGGAAATTCTTTTTATTTTTTTTTATTTAAAAACTATGTACATTGCGGAAATTTTGTAGTACAATTTTCTTATGAGCTGTTTCATGCAGATCTAAAATACAGAAAAAAGGATGATGAAAATGCCACGAAAAATAGTTATGCTTATGAAAACAATTACAAATCCTACAATCATTTCTGGAGCATTTTACGAAATTGAAAAACGAGAAAATGAGATCTGGTTTTTCAAAAAAGAAAATAGTATCTATCATAAAGAACTAGCTCTCGTCGCAGATGAAGATGTATTAAATCACTACTTTTTTGAAGTTAATACAGATGACTATGACAATGCTATTGAGTCATACAGAGCGACACAGGACTCTACATGGCTCTCAAATCTCAGACGTAAAGTCACTTCTCAATACAGAAGATCTTTTAAATAATCCCATTTTGGGATTTTTTATATTTTGGAATTGTCAGAATATTCTGAGTAATGTGCCGTGAATTTTTTCAATATTCTGAATTGTCGGAATATTCTCAATCTTCGATCTATTTGTCCCGCCGACGAACCACCGCAAATTATCAGAAAATTCTGAATATTTCGAATTATTAGAATATTCATAATTGTCGTAATTGTCGGAATATTCTGAATTAAGCGCCAATTCTAATTAGTCAGAATATTTTGAATTGTCTGAATATTTAGATCATTTCGAATTGTCAGAATATTCTGAATTGTTCGAATATTGCGGCCATTTTGAATTGTCTGAATTTAACGACTATTCTGAATTATCTGAATATTCTGAATTTAACGACTTTTCTAAATTTCCTGAATATTTCGAATTGTCTGAATATTCCAAAAATTCAAACAATGATCGATTCAGAATTTTCAGAATTGTCTGACAATTGAAAACAAAATGAAAAGAGTCTTTCGACTCTTTCATTTTAGAAAATTTTGATTTCTTCTTTTTCGTTATTTACTTCAAAATCAACTTTCAAAGATTTGAGAATTGGATTTACTAATTCAACAACATTTTCAAAATCGAACATTTCGTTTTCAAATTTGTAAAATCCGTTTTCTGAAAGTTCTTGTAAACATTTTGCAGTTTCTTGTAACATTTTCATCATCCTCTTTTCGTTTTTGAGATCAATTACTTAACCTCTTATATATATTATAACATTTAAAATGGGCTTTGTACACAGTTTTACGGAAATTAATTTGTATTATTTTTTAGAACAATTCTGACAATTGCGGCTTCATTGTTTTAATATTCTGAAAATTCCGACAATTAAGTTTTTTTGAATTGTCAGAATATTCTGACACGATCATATTAAATTGTCAGAATTGTTTCTAAAAGTTTTACAATTTAATTTCCAAAAACTGTGTACTTTTGTGGGCTTTAGATGTATAATTAATATATAAGGTTGAGACAAACAAAAGACCTTAAATACAAAATAAAGGACGTTGAAAAATGAATTACAAAACAGTACAAAACGTAATTTCAAAACTTGAAGAATTAGGATATGCAAATGCGACATATTCGTTTGGCCGTTTTCACTTTGACAATCCGATTTCAGAAGTGACATTATCTCACAATCCGATCTCAAATCATTTCGTAATTAAGTTTCATGAAAATGAAATGAGTCCACAAGGATTGACAATTTTCATTCTTCAAGCAAATCGAGTTTCAAAACATGTTGAAGAATTGAATAACTTACTTTAAGAAACAAATCATTCGGGATTCGAAAGAATCCCATTTTTTTTATTTCACATTTTAAAATAGTTATTTTATATTACAAATATTCTGAATTTTCGATCAATTTGAATTTTCAAAATATTCGGAATATTTCGATTATTGTAAAAATTGAATTGTCGGAATATTCTTTCATAGGCGTTAATTCAATAAATTCTGAATAGTCTGACAATTCGGAAAATTCAAATTATTCGGAATATTCAGAAAATTCGATCTATTTAGAATTGTCGGAATATTCGTAATATTCGGAATATTAAAATAATTTGCGGTGGTTCGTCGGCGGAAAATTATGAATATTTTGAATGATCTGAATATTCTGACAATTCCAAATTGTCGATCAATTCGAAATATTCTGACAATTTACAATGATCGGAATATTCTGACAACTTCGAATGTTCAGATAATTTCGAATATTTAGATAATTCTAAATCTTTCGAGTTTTCAAATTGTCGGAATATTTAGAATATTTTAAAAATTATAATAGATCGAATATTCAGAATTTTCTGATAATTCACGGCACTTCGAGTTTTATGAATATTCAGACAATTCCGAAAATTCGGAATATTGAAAAAATTTCCGGCATTAAAAACGGAACATTCGGAATATTCTGACAATTTCAAAACGGCACTTTAAGATTTAAAAAACGGGAAAAAATAAAAAGATCGGCCGAAGCCGATCTGTCTTATTTCAATCCGTATGTGTCTTGTAACTTCTTGTTGATTGCAGGAGTCGCAATGTTTACGGCTTGCATGTATTGTCCTTGTGCAATGGCTTTATTGAATTGTTTTAGTTCGTCTGGATTCAATAAAGATCTAACTTGAATCTGATAATTTTCATTCTGCATTTTCTGTTTTCGATACTCATTTAAATCATGTAAGTTCATTTTTTTCAACTCGTTTCTAAGTTTTTTAGAGTCGCTGTTAATTAACTCTATAATTTATTATACTAAGATTTACGGGCTTTGTACATAGTTTTTAGAAAAATAAATAAAAAAGTTTTTTTAATTATTTTCAATAAAATCAACACAAATCCCGCAGATCATGTTATAATTATATATGTAAGGAAGATTAAAACAAAAAAAAACAAAGGACGTGTAAAAATGAAAAACTTGACAATTGAACAGATGAACGAATCGATTATGAAAATCCGAGATCTTTCAGAAATGACAGAAACAGAAACAATGAATATGGATGACATCATTAGTTCTATGCACGAAGAAATGGATAATATCAATTATTCGTTTGTAACAATCAATGAGAAAACAAAAGTCATTGAAGTCATTCCTGCGTACAATGAGATCTTATGTTTTGTAAACGAACGAGCATATCTTGATTCGCGACATTTCATCTTAAACAATCCAAATACAATCTCAATCCCGTATGTTGGACGTTTCAAAGATCTTGAAGAAAAACATTATCTCATTAATAATTCACAATTCGAAGAACTTGAAAACATTTTCAATACAACATTCATGTAAAAATAAAATCCCTTAATTGGGATTTTTTTATTTACATCTGCGGGAATATGACGTATAATTAAATTGTAAGGTAATTAAAAAACAAAGGGGCTTTTAAAATGAAAACAAATCAAGATCTTCAACATCTCGTAGAAAAAAATTTAACGTTTGTGTGTGTCACAGATACATCTGTAACACTCGTTCCAAAAAATGATAATCTGTATTACATCCCAATGGAAAATCCAATTTTTGAAGACGTACAGAAACTTGTCAATGAGAATATTGTTTCTGAGTTTGAAGAACAAGATATGATAACTCATTATGGATTGGATAATTTCTGGATGAAAATTGAAGAAGATACAAAATGGGATGACAACATTTATAACTTCTTCGTGAAACATGAGATCTTCGAAGAAATTAAGAAAATGAAATAAAAATAAAACCTCGAGAAATCGGGGTTTTTTATTTACATTTTTTCCGCGCTGACGTATAATTAAATAGAAGACAAAATACATTTTGAGGAGTTTTTAAAATGACAACAGATCAACAAATTAAATATCTGGATGACAACAATCTTTGCTTCGCATGTCTCGCGGAAAATTCGGTTACGTTAGTTTCTTCGACCGGAAGTCTTTGGTTCATACCTGATACGTCTGCTGAACTATTCAAGTTTGCATATAATGTTGTAATAACAAATACAATATCCGTTCTTGAAAATCAAGAAAAGTTATCTTACGGAGGAGACTCATATTGGTATCAGATCTTCAAGAAAATTGGAAATAACTCATTTAGAAATCTGTATGTTTCTCCGTATGTTTGGGATGTTATTTTAGAAGAAGAAGAATATCTTAGAAATTAAAATCCCTTAATTGGGATTTTTTTATTTACAATTTTTGCGCACTGTTGTATAATTAAATAGAAGACAGAAACAAAAAACCATACATGAAAGAAGGAATTTAAAATGACAACTCAACAACCTACTTTTGAACAGATCAACATGATTGCATCCGCAAACCAAGGAGATACTATTAAACTAAAAAACGGACAAGAATGCGAGTTCGTTGAAGCTAAGCGAGTTAAGTTTGTTGGAAAAATGAATGGCATTCCTTATTCAATTCCAATTGCTGGAATTAAAGAAGTCATTGCAAACTCTAACCCGCAAGAAGAAAAAGAAAAACGAATGAAGGTTCTTAATGAATTAGAAATCGGATCTATGTTCTATATTAAATCAAATAAAAACGAAGCTCTGTTATTCAAGCTTTTACAAAATGATAAAACTAAAAGAACTATTGTTGGGGAAAATCCAATCAATGGTATTAAAAGCACTATTGACAGAGCAATGTTCTATGATAAGATCTAAAAATTAATCCCTTTCGAGGGATTTTTTTTTACTTAAATTATATACGGATCCTCAATAATATAGTATAATTAAATTATAAATAAGAAGGAGCTGTTATAAATGAAACTCGAAAAATATATCTGGGACAAAGAAACAAATATTATTCTTCCGTACATTGAAGCTAAAATGGAATATGGATCTTTATTGAAAAAAGCATTTGAGGTTGTAGAACTTTTCATTGTAAAAGGAATCGACCGGGGAATTAATGTATATATGCTTTTGGATTCTAATATGAAATTATTTGCAGGTCCTTTATCAACAAAGGAATATAAAAGCGGAGAACCATTCATCAAAGACAAAAAGATGTTCCTCTATTGAGGGACGTTTTTTTATTTGGATCTTTTCAGATTGCTCCTGTGGTGCAATGAAATTAAATGGGTAAGGCATACCGCCAACTCAACGCAATACAGAGCTCAATAATTTTATTATTTTTCTTTACTTATTTTAAAAATCAAGTATAATGTAAATAATAAGAAAGGATGATCTAAATGACAAAGACGGTTTTTATAACAATGACAATGTACTTTCTTGCTTTTACTTGGTTTTTAATTCAACCTGTTTTTAATATGGATAATTTTATTATCGTATCTGTATTTGGTGGGATATTTTTTGTTAATGTTTTAATGGAAGTTATTCTGTTTGCTTATAAAAAGGAGGAAGTATAATGGGGAAAATTATCTATACTCATCTTGTAGTAAATACAGATTCAACAATATTTAAGATCCAGCTTGAAGAAGCAATATTAAAATATCAAAGATTTGGGAAGATTGAATTACAATATCAAACAACACCGTATTATAAAGATGGGATTAACTTTTCTTGTTTGTTGATCTGTTATGAGGAGGAAAAATAATGAAATATAACACTGAAGGTAAGAAAGCTATTGAAGCCGTTGATGCCGTTAATAAAATGATTGAAGCTTCAATTAAGGAATACCATTTTAAAACCGAAAAAGTTACTGTTACAAAAATGATCCATGCTCTTTATCAATATATTTCAAAGGATATAGCAAAATCAAACGAATCGGTTACAGACCTTTTAAGAGCTCTTGAAAAATATGAATGGGATCTTAAAAACAAAGGGCCATCAGTTTTGAAAGATGCGGTGGGTGACGGATTAGATAAAAAATTTGCTAAGTTTAATGAGACAGAAGGTTATATCTTTATTGTCAATTATCCGCAGGCAGACTATTATTCAACCGAAACAATTGATAATTTTGAGTTCTCTGCCACGGTTGACATGAATAAATTGGAAGTAGATATTGGCCATACAATTGAAACACCGCCAGTTTACACACCAGCTCAAAATTATTGGAGATCAGTAATTAAAGATTGATTTATGTAAAGAGTGGGAAACCCCACTCTTTTTATTATGATCCAAAACCAAAAGCGTTATTAAGTTCTTCTTCATCTTTATTTTTCAAATAATTTGCGGTAGTCGAGATGTCCGAATGGTTTGCAATCAGACGAAGAACATTAATATCGAACTTGTCTTTTCCCAATTCTTTTAATACATAATGGGATCCATCAGAATAATTCTCGAGGCTTGTATGCCGTAAACTGTGGGGATTGAACTCAATATCTTTTCCAGTTAAACGCAATAGGATCCGGCGGAATGTGATAACCCAGTTATAAAGAGCTTCATATTTTGCAGGCCGAAGATCTTCACCTTCACCAGAAACCCAAAGAGAATCAATATTATCCTCACCGCGTTGATCGAAATACAGTTTTGCAATTTCTTTTGATCGACCAAAATAAAGCAATGAGAATTTTTTACCGCGTTTACCTTGAACAATATTGGTTCGGTTGTTTTCTAGGAAGTCCGTTTTTTTAACTTGGTGTACTTCATTCCGGCGACCTGCAGATTCATAGCTAATTGCCAGGTATAAAGCTTGCTGGTATTTTTGTTTTTCAATCAAATAATCTAGGATCAATTCGACATCTTCATTTGGTAGGAAGTGGATTTCGCGGACTTCTTCTTTTACCAAACCTTTGACGGATTTCATTACATTGATTTCGTAATCTTCGTATTCGTCATCGTCTTCCATACAAAATTCTAAGATGTTCCGAAGCGAACATTGGACGCGGTTGATCCGTGCAGACGAAGCTCCTGAATCTTGAAGAGCCAAGAAGAACCGGCGGAAGTCTCGTTTCTTAAGATCCAATAGATACTTGTCATCAAAATTATCATGAACATAACAGAGGAACATTTTAATATCAGCAATATACTGATAGATAGTTTTCTCCGCTTTCTTTTTTGATTTAAGTTCGAGATTATAATCCTCTACAATATCCTTTGATTTCTTATTTACGATCGCATAGGTTTCTTCGTTAAAAAATGAGTTACGTTTCTTTGCCATAATTTTACTTCCTCTCATATTATAATGCTATTTATTGTAAATTAATTACTAGTATGTGTAAATTTAATAGCTAGAAGCTATGTAAAACAAGAGCGAGTGCTCTTGTTTATGGCTATTTATGCAGAATAAAATCAGAATTTTACCGTGTGCAGATCAGAAAAGCATGTTCCAAGTTGCTTGTCCAACAATTCCGTCAGCTTTCAAGTTCTTGCGACCTTGGTAAGCTTTGACTTTCGCTTGAGTTTCTGGTCCAAAGTTTCCAGTTGGTTCTACGCCAAGAGCATTTTGGATCCGTTTAACATCTGCACCCTTAGATCCTTTTGCAAGTGGTTTCCCTGGGTATTTTACAATTGCTTTTCCATCGCCAGCAGGCTTTGGTTTAGAAGCTGGTTTTGGTTTTGGTTTTTCTGCAGGCTTCGCGACAGGTTTTGGAGCTGGTTTAGAAGCGGGTTTTTCGTCTTTTTGTTTTGGTTTTGATTCACCAGAAACACGATCGAAAAGCTCGAAATGAGGATTGTCTTCAAATGATTTCCAATCTCCGCCCCATTTCATTCCACGAGCTTTCATTGCTTTGACAACCTGCATGTATTCTGGATCAACATCCCAGATTGCGCGATCGCCATGTTTAGAGAACCGGAACAAATCAACCGCAACTCCGTAGTTGTGATTTGATTGACCACCTTTTGCACGAGTTACAATTGGACCTGGTTTCCCTGGAAGATTATAAATTCCGTTTGCATGAAGTTGCGCGACTGTACGGCCTTGAGAAAAGATTACATTTTGTTCATGAGTCGAGCGGTAAGCTTGAGCTACACCAACAAAAATTCCTTTTTCGAACATCTCTTTGATGACTTCACGAGTGATCTCTGAAACGTCTTTGTCCATGTTTTTGTTGTTAAGTTTATTATTTGCTTTTTCAAGCAACCAGTTAAGTGTTACTGCCATAATAAATTCCTCCTAGTTATTGTTTGTTTTCGATTTTAGCTTCAATATCATCTAGCCGATTGGTGATACGTTCTTGGTTGTCTGTTAATTTCTCAAAGCTTGAGGTAAGATCTTGAAGAGCTTCCGCTTGCATTGTCATTAAGTCCTGTTGCTTCTTTTTATCTTGAAGCATTTGCCACAACATATACAGGAAGAGGGACAAGAAAATTGATTCCTGTCCTAAAATTCCTGAGATAAATTGACCAAAGTCCATTTCCATATAGGCCTCCTTATCCCCAATTCAGGGGAAATAAATCCCCGTCATTGATCTTTGAAGCCTGTACCATGGGAGGGATTATTAATAACGCCAGCCAAGACTAAAAGTCCAAGGCCAGCATTTACCAATTCGTTATATTTACCGACGTCAATTTCTACTCCGAATGCCTGAACTACCAGCAAAACAAATGCACCAATAGATGACCACAACAAGTAGTTTTTAAAACGATCTGGAATTTTTACCATTTTATTTTTCTCCTTTTCTTATAAACCTTTTGCGATTACGAGATTTCCATTAAGATCGAGAGTTGCTTTATCATCTGCAAGAACCCAGTTTCCTGAAGCAATTGCATAATAAAATTTTTGAGCTACTCCACGTTCGCCAAGTGCATCGACTTTGAAGACATCCATAGGATGAATTGTTGTATCAAAACCACCGCGCCAAATATCATTTGCAGAGGCAGAGGGGGTAGGTGAATAGTTTGGATAATCAATATCCGTATCAACTTCAACATGAAGATGTCGGTTAGTTGATCCTCCACCATAAATTCCTGTGCCACCATAAATTGCAATTGCATTTCCTTCTGGTTTTACGATGTCTCCAGCTTTAACATAGATTGCATCAAGGTGAGCCATGCGAATAGCTAACCGGCGAGTTCCAGCTTTTAAGCCATTATGAATATCAATTGAGTTTACGGAAACACCAATAATTGTATATCCCATAAGATCGTCATAACCGGCATGGGTGACTTTCATGGTGAATGGCGCAAAAACAGATCGCTCTGTTCGATTGTCATCCGCCATGTCAACACCAAAGTGACCAAATCCCATAGCTGTTTTGTATGCTGGGTTTTTATATCCTGCTGTAATCCGTGCTTGATTTAACGGTAAAATTGCATTTTCAATTGCCATTTTAGTTATCCCCTTTTATTTTAAATTAATGAGTTAAGAATAGTAGTTGCTTCGTTACGTTTCCGAAGAAGTTCGCGGTATTGAGTTGTTGTTAAAGTTGTTGGATCGCCAAGTTCTTGCTCATCACGATGACGGTTAATTAGTGGTGTGGCATAAGCAATATAAGCGGTTGCTTCTGTTTTTTTCTCAGCGAGTAAACGTTCTGCTAAATTTTTTTCATAAAGATCCTGGCGATAAATAATTTCACCATCAACAACTTGACAATAAAATGTTTTAGTAAACAGAATGCTTTCTGGATCATAAGCAACCTGGATCATATAATCAGATTCTGATCCAATTGTCCAAGCTTCAACCATACCAGTTTCACCGCTATAAAGGATGTTGATAATATCTCCTGGTTGAGGTCCCTGTGAATAATCTTGATTTATTAGCATTTGACTTTCTGGTGTTTCCTGAGTTGGTAATTGAACTTTTTCAATTTGATTTTCCATTAATAATGGTCTCCTTTTTAATAAGTGATAATGGCACGCAAACAAATATCTCGTTGAACGGATCCAGAGGCATTGTCAACATGGCCAGTAAAACCTGTGTTTGTCAAGTAAATATATTTATTAGCATAACTACCAGGATCGGTGGCATTTGAAAAGTTGGATGGCACGTTCATAAAAATACCGGCTCCAGATTGGTTTTCAATCTGCCAACGACTGATAGGAACATGAACCCAGTTTACATTCGCGGCCGATGATGTGCTATCATTATAGTCACTGAAAATAAACATTAAACCGTTTGGCGCCCAGTCAAGAGCTTTAACATTATCAATAAATTTATTCTCACTTGTGTTACTACAGAATGAAGCACCAGACCAAAGTGTTTTGATATTCTTTGAATAGATACCAAAGCCATCAAGATAAATCGTATCATCTAGAACCCGGAAATTATTCCATTGAGAAGAAACAAACGGTTTTGTTTTATCTGTATCGGTCGATGTCTTGGGGAATTGAATACCTTCATTATTACTATCAGTAGGATCATTAAACCAAAGGCCATTTAGTCCAACCGCATCGCTATTTGCAAAATCGATTGGGGCATCGTTTGACGTTCCTGTGGCATATTGGTTTTTAGCAAAAACCATCTTACCAAACATTTCAAAAACATCATTTTGTGTTGGTACAGACTTAAATCCAATTGAGTTTTTAACTGTATCAATTGCAAAGATCGGAATACCTTTTGCCACAACAATAGAAGAAGTGTAGGTTCCAAATTTATCTTTAACTTGAACTTCAACAACATAGGTTTTATTTGTATCAAAAGTTCTAACAGTCGTTGCCGAAGTAAAACGATTTGAAACAAGTGTCGCAACCGTTAAAGGAGCAAAGGCTGTAAAAGGATCTGTCGTAATATTTTCTCGAGTGCGAACTTGAATTGGTGCTGTTCCAATATTGACTAAAGCATTTTTCATTGTTGTTCCAACTTTAACAGGTGAGAATGTTCCAGAAACAGAAATTGAAGTTGGAGCTTCAAAGTTATTTTGGCGAAGACCACTGATATTTACAATTGGAGGAGAATAAGAAACAATGTTAATTGGTTTTGTGATCGTAGTTTCAAATCCACGAGAATCTTTTGCTTTGATCGTCAAAGTACCAGTAGAAGGTAAATTAACCGCGCCCATATTAAAACTAACAACCTGACCTGATTGCCATGTTTGTGAAACAGTATAGCCATTAATTGAGGCCGAATATGATTTCATTGTCGATCCATTTACTGCCAAAGCACGCGAAGCAATTGGAATATCAACGATCAATGTTGATTTATTTTGAACCAAAGTAACAGGCGAAGTCCCCATGATAGAAGAGATTGAAGAAACACCATCACGGTAAGTAACTCCAGTTCCTGTAAACGTTGGGCTTGAATTAACGACTTGCGCATAAACAGATTTAGTAGTTGAGTCCCGTACTTTTACACCTTCAAAATAAGTCGTTACCACGATCTCACACGGAATAGTTTTTGCGTTTGGAATTAATCCAAAAACAATCGAGGCTGTATAGCTGGCATCAATTGCTGAACTTGAGGATTGCCCAGAGACTGATCCGTTGTGTGTTCCAATAGTAGTATTACCAAATTTCAATTGAACAGTATGATCGAAATATGATTTTGATTTATTAATATTTACTTCATTCTTACCAAGAATATTGAAGTAGGTATTAGTCGCGGTCGACGCGGAAGGGGCTGTAACCGCACCATAGTAATATTCACTACCAATCCAATCAGTTCCTTTATAGGTTTGAAGAATGATGTAAGTATCAATACTTCCTTTACCAACAAGGGCAGTAAAAATAGTTTTATTTTCCGCGGTTGTAAATTCAGTCGAATGAGAAGTTTCAGAAGTTGTTAAATCAACTCTCTTTACATGTTCCCATTCTGTTGTTGTTCCTGCTTTACGAACGTAGATCTCTACTTCGTGTTTAAAAGAACTCGAATACCGGGTAATTGAAACATTAAAGTTTGATCCGGCAGACCAACTAGGGCTATTTTTCATAATTGATTTACGCGGGATTGTATCAAGACGAGCTGTAAAACTATCAGAGCCCGTGCCCAAATAACTACCACCAGCAAAAGTAACAGAAATATTAATTGATTCTGTACCATCAGAATTATGACCAACAGTTTTAGATCCTGTTCCCATAAGCTGTTCACTACCATTAATACTTACACTAGCAGAAGATCCTGATCGAACAGTAGTTCCATCAATTCGAATAGTGAGATCCGTTGAGCCAGTGTAGGCAGACCAACCGCCTACAGCCCCAACGTAAACTTTGACAGTAACGTCAGAACTATTCGCGGCCGATCCATTTGAACTTGACGACCATTGGGTATCAAGATAGTATTTACCACTCGGTCCGAAATATTGTCTAACTGTATTACCTGCCATAATTTAATAATCCCCTTTAAACTTGAATTGTTTTATTTCCTGTAAATGCCCAGCCTGTAAATCCACCGACATTCTCAACGTTTACGATCTTAACCGTACCCATTGTGATTTCATTTCGGACAACTGCTTTTTTCATAATAAACTCATCTTTATCCACTCGGAAAGCTTCATCGGGTGAGTTATTAGAATCATCAATTACTCCAGATCCATCAATATCGTAATAGCCAGCAAATTTTTCTGGCGTCATTACTGTTCGACCAATTTCAACACCATCTGAGAAGTTGTTTACTGTGATCCCGTTTTTATCCATTTTAATATTGGTATTGTAAAGTTCTCCTGGCGCCATTGACCATTGAAGTGCGACCAATCCAATATTTAGCATTAAACCAGAAACGACACCGCGAGCATTTTGCTCAAAATCAACTTTAATTTTTGTTTTACTTGAAGTAGCCACAAAGGTATAAGTGATTTTTTCGTATTCTGTCATTACTCCAGATCCAGCAAGTTTACCAAGTACGATGATCTCTGTATCTGTAGAATCAAGAACGGTTACCTTGATTGCAGATGCTGTTGTTGAAGACTCTTCATCTTTACGAATCCAAAAACTAATTGTATAAGATTGATCCACAATTGTATATGGCATTTGATAAATGGATCCCGATACACCAAGAGTAGAAGCAAATCCAGAATCATATCCGTATTGACTTAGTGAGGAATCTTTTACTGTTCCAATTGTTCCAGTTAATTCCCAACCTTTTGTATCATTATACCCAACTGAGTTGTTAAGCATATTAATACCACCACCGGCGGAAAACTTAACTGTAAGATCAATGGCGGTTTGATCTACCGCGCTTTGCAAGGCGTATGGTGTGAAATCAATTTTTGAAATTTTATCATCCATAGTTGTTTCCAAAGCTGTAGTCGCATCTGTTAGATCCGTACCTTTTGCATAACTACCAAGCTGTTCTTGAGTGGCTAATTCCGCCATTGCGTCTTTATACGAAGTGTTATTCATAACCGTAGTTGTGATACTATCTTCATCCAAAGTCTGCATTGCGTTATTGTATTTTTCTTCAAGAATATAAAGCTGGTTTGAGTTATCTTCTGGGGCAGGTGTCCAGTCTGTCATTTGGTTACCTTTTTCAACTTGAATCTCGCGGAAAGAAACGTTACCATTTCGATACTGAAGCAACCGTAATTTAGCCACGGAAGTATCGACCGTAATTGTAAGTGTATATTTTACACGATACCAAACATTGGCAACCATTGATGAAACACCCATTTGGGCCATGTTTTGCCCAGATTGAAGAACTCGAGTTCCGGCCGCGTTCCATGCCTCAAAAATGAAAGGCGTTTGGTTATACCAGGCAACCGGATCAGCCGTCTTAATATCCATTGAAATAGTAAAGACATCACCAATTCTTGCTGGGAATTTATTTGAATATGAACTTACAATCGTGTCAACTGTAATCCCTGTTCGGTTGATATTCAAAATCCGACTTGTTGGTTTATCTGCTTCTGCATCAACCGCCGTGAACGGTGCTTCAATTGTTTCCCAATCAATAAGTGTTGTTGTGTCTTCTAGGACGTAATTAAAACTTGAGTTACGAACCCAGTTACGACCACCAACTTGAACGTTATCAACGTTCTTTTTTAATTGATCGGCAGTTACAATTTCCAAAGCTTGTTCCGCTAAATAATATTGCATCCATTTATCACGGAAAGTTGCTTTAACTACTGAGATCGCGTAATTGCGGTTTGCTAATCCAGTGTCCCATGATTCAATTGGTGTGATCGCTTCAAGATAAGTTTTTAAGTTATTATATTGGGTGGCCACCGCAATATAGCTTGCATGAGTTGTTAAAACCCCAGCATTAAAAGCGGCTTTACGGACTTTATAAAAACTACCTTTTAAACCAGCATCAAGAGTTGCTGTTGTTGGCATTGTTGTAGTTGTGTCCGCAATAATAGATCCTGTGATTTGGAATAACTGATCTTTAATTTTTTGGCGATCTTTTAAGTCTAATAAGTTATCATTAGAAATATTGCTCATCAAAGTATCAATATCTGAAATTCTTTTTTCAGTATCTTCAGGCGCTTGCGTGTAATCAGTGGCAATATTACCTAATTCAACTTTAACATTTTTTACAGATGGCGCATTTCCAGTTCCATAAGTTCCGTAAAAAGCCAGCATCGATTGTGTCTGAGCCGCGTCAAGCAAAGTAGGAACAACCGTAATAGACTGCCGTTTATACGTTGTTGTTACAGGAACTGTAACAGAAAAAGCATATTTAGATCCTGATCCATTTTGCATATAAACCTGCATTGTTGATTGTGAGGCAATACTCTTTGATTTAATATCAAAACTAATGGTATAAACTGTTAAGCCGTTAGCATCAAAAATTGGAGCTAAATCAGCGTAGGTTAAAAACTCTGAGTTTGCACCGGTATTCGTTCTTTCAACATTACTATTAATAAGAAGGTTACGGCCACCAATTTTTAAGCCATCCGTGGATAAAACCCAAGCCCCACTTTTATAAACATATAGTTGATTGTCCGTGCTTTTAAACCACAACATTCCTTCATAAGGTGAGGCTGGTGCGGTCGTACTTGCTTTAACATCATTTAAATCAACCAGTGCAATACTTCCTGATCCTACTTTTGGCAAATTAATTGGCCCCTTTCTAATTATGTAAGAGGGAGAAATTAATCCCCCAATTTATTTATTTTGAAACATCACAGTAAAGAGTAGCTTTTGAACTAATCTCTGTCGCTAGAACATTGATCGTTTTACCAGTTTTTGCAAACGAAGCAACTTTAACATCATTGCTATCGTACAATGACCAAGCATAAGTGTAGCCTGTTCCTGTTGTATCAATTTCGTTTTGAGCCTGATAAAGTTTCGCAGTAAGTGAAACTGTACCTTGACCGTTTTTGAAAATGTTATTACCAAGAACAACAACTTGAATTGGATCTGAAACGTCAATGAAAGTACAAATATCTGTAAACTTAACACCCGAGTAAGTGGCAACACATTTGAATGTTTCCAAACCATTGATTGCTCCTGCGGGAATTGTTAAAGTTGCAGTCGTATATCCAGTTGTTCCATAGTTAGTTGTCGAGTTTAATAATCTCCAACCGTTTCCACCATCGGTATCTCCACCAGAAGCAGTAGTAGCTGTTGGATCTTGAGCATACCATTTGTAGGCAGATCCGGTAACTACTGTTGATCCAGAGAATAATTCAGCTTTCGCCGTAAGTGTCCCCGTAGAATTTCGAATTACTGTTCCATCTGGTGCCCAGACAGAAACAAATACAGCACTTGCACCTTGACCACCGGTTGCTCCATCAGAAACCACTGGAATGATCTGCTCATCTACCAAAGTAGTTGTTCCGTTTGCGAGGAACATTTGAACTTTGATTGCTTTAATACCCGCAGAAGGGATATAGTTTTTAGTTGCTTCGTTGGCAGAAGAAGTATAGCGAGCAGTAAATGCTGTTCCGTCTGTAGAATCACTAATGATAAATCGACCAGCGTAGTTACCTGGTGTTCCTGATCCTGTTTGCGATTTAGCAGAAATGTTAATCGAAGTCGGGCTATAAACGTTTGCAAGATTTTTCTGGAAAACGTTTGCATCCGTTACCAACCAATAAGCTGTAGGCGAAGCACCTTGTTTATTTTTTGTCAAGTTAAAGGTTTTTGTTAAAGTCGTATATCCTGATCGAGTTGCTGTAAAAACAACTGACCCAGAGTCAGCAGACATTGCTGTAACTGTCGCGGTTTTAGATGAAGCGGCTTCAGTAACAGTTACTGCATTTCGAGTTTGAGTAATTGTCCACGATGCTGTTACATCTGTAGTTCCTTCAAAAATTGTAATTGTTGAAGATGCTCCAGCAAACACCCCACCTGATCCATCTGCAAGAGTTGGAATTGAAGCAGATTCATTTGAGATTAAAGCTGTAATTGCAGAAGCCCCATCAGAAGCGGCTGTCAATTTAACAAACTCAATATCTGCAACTCCAGTAATATCTACAAGAGTATCTGGATCCGTATAAGTTACTTCAGCCGTAAACCGTCGAGCAGTTACAGACGCCAAAACGTTTGTATTGATCGTTAAGGTTTTTACACCAGAAGCGGCCAATGTGTAATCAGTTGTGCTGGCTGTAATTTCAGTTCCATCAACAAACCATTTAATAGTTTTTGCAGAAGAAATTACATTTGCCGTTGATCCAGCCACGTATAATTGCGGTGTTAAAACCGGTTTAGTGGTTGGCCAGTTTGGCGTATAAGTGCCAGTAGTTGAATTATAAATCTGGGATTTTTGAATGTTAGATCCGATATATAATTGAAGTTGCTTGGCGTCATTTAAGTCGACAAGCGAAATACTACCGCTAGAAACGATTCCCATTATTAAAAAACCTGCCTTTTTATTGTTTTTTATTATTTAAAATACACATTTTATTCTATAGAATAATATCCAAATCGCAGGTGAATGTACACTTTTTAACAATGTCTTCTGACTTTACTAAAAAGCGATCGCCGATTCCAGCATGAGCATTACCCCAAGCAATATCTTCAGTTCCATCTTTATTAAATTTTTTCCAAATAAAATTAGATGGTGTCAGATCTTTCGTGATCTCTTCATTCCCTTTATAAACTTTTGCAAAGACCGTTGTATTAACAACTCCGTTTCTAAAAATGTCTCCATTTGTAGAAAGGATTTGGATCTTATATTGAATATTTTTCTGAGCATCTTTCGCCGCTTCAAGTGCCTCGGCCGCTTTTTGAGCCGCGAGATTCCACTCGTCTTGACGTAAGTTGATCTTGTCTTGAAGCTTTTGAACCATTGTGATTGGCTTAACATTCAGTAAAACATATTCACCAAGAATAACAACGTCTTTATCAGGATCCGTAACACTTGATTCTTTTTCAAGAACTCGAGCATTTAAGAAAATCTCTTTTCTAAAAGTACGATCCTTGACAATTACAGTATCTCCAATATCAACTTGAAGATGAGAGAAGCCACTGATTTCCTCAAGAGAAAGAACATCCACCGTGTAAGTAATTCGCGGTTTATTTTTCTTTTTTAATTCTGCTAATGAGTTATAATAAAGCTCGTTAGGAGAAATTGCATTTGAATCTGAAAAGATTCCTTCGCGGTGACGATCATCAAAAAACCATTCGTCCAAAGCATCTTCGTCAACAACCATATCGCCAATGATTTTAAAAGGTTCTTTTGGTGTGGCAGTTGCATTTGCCATTGTGATCTTTGTACCGTTTTTATCTTCTTTACCAATACCAATAATAGCGGTAACCATTTCGCTAGTATCAATTTCTCGAGTAACATTGATAAGGTTAAAGTCATATTCAAAACTAACACCGTTATCATCCCCACGCTTTTCATGGAAGTTAACAACTTTTTTGACTACATCAATTCCGTCAAAGTAAATTTTAAATTCAATCTCTGCAGAACAAGTAGCCGCGAGTTGTTGGATCGCATCCAGAGCTGTTGGATATTCGTTGTACTCAATTGAAATTAATTCGTCATTAAAATAATCATCAAGTTCCCATCCAGTATTTGCTAAAAGGGATCGAGCAATTTGTGATAAATTTTGAATGCCGTATTTCACCGGACGAATCCGAGAACCTAAAAGATCTGAAGTCGCGGCTGTCTCACAAAAGATGGTTGAATAATCTTTATTGCCATGAGATTCTTGAATATTTTTAATTCGATACATGTCATGTTGATTTCGTGTTTTACCAGGAATCAAAATGAAGCCTTCATTTTCAAGAAGATCGAGACGATCGTCTTTATTGAAAATATCGAAAGTCATTGTCGAATAGCCGTTTAAAAGTGTTTCTCTTTTTTTATGATTTAAAAAAGATAGACCGGCAGGAATATCATTACTTAGAAAACCTACCGCTCTATAAAATGGATCAAGAATATACCACAAGATTTATAACCACCGTTCTTTATAAGATACCGTAGCCGTTTCTACAGCCGACGGATTAGAAAACGAGAGGCCGTTTATACCGGGGGCAAATTTGAAAAAGCTCGATGTTGGATAAAGATCTTGGAAATATCTTTTTCCGTTTTTAGTAATATTACCAGTATTCATATCAACTTTTAAAATGTCGCCTGGTCGGAAAACATAGTCGATTGCGTCTGGTGTTGGCTTACTGAGATATTCACTAATTTCTAAATGGGTAATTTTTAATTCTGCCGTTGGTGTAACAGATTTATATTGCCCAACATGAACTTGAACGGCCGCGATTTCTTTTGTATATTTCTTTCGGCTATCAGTCCAAGATTTAGAATATGAATTAATTTCATCGCCAGTTTCTAAACTGATCCGAACAATTTTCGCAGTCCATTTTGTTCCGCGTCGAGTTAGATGAAGTTCACCATAGAAGTTACGGAATGAATTTTCTTCTCCGTACATATAAGTGTCTTTTCCAATTTTTTCTTTTGTGAGCATTCTAGTTTTACCTGAATAGTTTACAAAAGTTGTTCCGGCATTATCCGTTCCAGCTCGAGCTTTGAAGACAGGCATTTGACCAGTCGTTGAAGTATCTCGTAAAGAAATTTTAGCTACGACACCACCATTAATGTCTAAAAGATAGATCTCAACTCGTCCAGCTTGAGCAAACTTTGTTGAGTTATGAATGATCCGAGATTCTAAATGAAAATCTTTAATTTGTCGACCAATATCTTTTACCATCGCGGCTCCATGCCAACCACCATTATATGATCCGTAGTTTGCTTCGGCTTGCACAAAGCTATCTCCCGTATTTGCAAAAGTTCCAGCAACTTGACCTTCGTCAATGTATGTCCCATTTTGCCAACCGTTTGTAGTCTGCATTGTATCGTATAACCGTCGAGGAGATAAATCCGTTGGTGTTTTTTCTACAGGATCATAAGGATCACCAAAATAAACAGCATCTGAATCTGTAACAATTGCAAAATCAGTAAGCGCTTTTTTGAATTTTACTTCAATGATTGGAGAGCAAGCACGATTACCACCATTTGAAAACATAGTTGGCTCCGTCAAACTTGGTGTATACGTAAGTTTTCGAGTTGGGCCGTAACCATGAGGATCAAAGCAGTTGATCGTAAATGTTCCTTTACCAGACTTACCAAACTCTGCGATGTCACTTGCATTATCAACAATTCCGTAATAAACAATATTAGGTTTTGCATTAAAAACAACCGCTCGAGGTGTTGTATAATCTAGCCAATCCGCAAGATCATCTGCAAGATACATTACATCTTCTGGTTTATCGGCAATGATCGTATATTCAACTGTAAAAATTCGATTGTTATATTTGCGATTAACAAAATGTGATCCCGATGCCATTGGACGATCAAGAGAGTTGACCGTCGATGGAGGCATAGGAGCATAAGAAATTTTATTAATAACAAGATAAGAGGGGGTTGGTACCCCCGCAAAACTTTTAATTCCTTTTGACATTAGAAAACTCCGTTCGCGCGAGCAGATGCTTTTTGACGAGCATCGATCGCTTTTTCGATTTTAAATGCAAGCTCGTTAATATCCTGATCGTTGTTAATCTCAGCAGTGATATTAATCTCATACTTATTAGAAACAGTATAAGAACCAGATCCGCCAACAGCTTGATTATTTTTAGAAGGTGTCAACTGTCCACGAGATGGAGCATCAAACATTCCTAATTTTTCACCAGCATATTGCCATAACTGTTTTGCTCGATTTCCGAACTGTTCAAGAGGGATAACGACTTCCTCTTTATTTCCTTCTCCGATCATCGCGGCTTGTTCTTTACGAATTACTCCGCCTGTCGCATAGCCACCAAGGAAACCATTTGGATCGATTGGGACACCATTTTTCCGGACTTCAAAGTGAACGTGAGGACCAGTTGAGTTACCACTTGATCCAAGTAGTCCAACAATTGAAGATCCTGCTTTTACAATGTCGCCAGCTTGAGCAATAACCCGAGACAAGTGACCGTAAAAAGCTTCGTATGGGCCGTTACGAATTTTAACTAAATTACCAAAACCGCCATTGTAACCTTGGAAAGCAGGTCCAGCAAAGGAAACCATACCGCCCATGGCCGCCCGAAGAGGTGTGCCAATTGGACCGGCGTAGTCATTACCATCATGGTGAGAATAACCGTTTGATCCGTTGGCCGCTCCATAACGTTGAGTCATGATTAGTCCGCTGAAAACGTTTTTCTTACCCATGTTACCATTATAAGGACTTCCGTTTGATGAAGCAGAACCGTTATCCCCAAATAAAGATGGTAACATTTTGTCAGTAAGACTTTTAAATCCACCAGTCAAGATCGGTTTGATATATTCCATAGGAGAACCCGTAATGCTGTTCATCCAACCAGGAATAAGTCCATCGCCAAGATTGAACTTATCTTTGACTTTATTAAAGATAGCTTTTGGGCCACTTGTTAAGAAGTCAAAGTAATTACCAATACCGCTTGCGTACATTGGAATCCCGTATTGTTTCATGACTTGTTGAGTGTGGCGAGCTGGTAAAACAGAAGATCCTTTTGGAAGATCAACAAGGTGTTGACCGCCTTGACCAAGCATCGTAGTTCCTTGTCCAGGAATATGCGCAAGTTCCGGTCCTTCTTCACCGACAAGAGCAACACCGCCAGGGTGAGTTCCGCCAGGTGTACCATTTGCATAAGCTTTTGTTGATTTAATATTCGGCGCCTTTTTAGTCCCTTTACCAGAGAAAAGACCTTTAAACCAATTAACAGCTTTTGCTACTCCGTCCGTCATACTTTGCCATCCGGTTTTGACCTTACCAGTTTCCCAGTCGATCTCATCCTTGTGTTCTTTGGCTTGAGATTTCGCGGCTTTAACAACAGACTTGTGCATTGATTGAGCTTTACGAACACTGTTATCTCGAGTTTCTTCTGCTTTGGCGATCATCTTTTTAGCCTGATCTGCAGTAATGGTTTTTGTTTCGTCTCGCATATATTGGATCTGCTTTACTTGATCCTTATAGTTTCCGCGAGCTTCTTTTACAGAACCGTCTCGAGCTTTGATTGAGTTTTTAACCATTTTCGCGGCTTGTTCCGCCGTCATTTCATCAGACTGATCTCGAAGTGTTGCCAAGATAGACTTTTGCTCTTTCTGGTTTTTACTCAATTCTTTTACAGCATGTTCTCGCATTTTTGTTTCAATCCGAGCAATGTCTTGTCGTTCTTCGTCTGTCAAAGCACGATTTTGATCGGCGGCTGTTTTGATAATCTTGATCCGTTGCTTTTGGTATTTTTCAACTTCGTTTTTCTTTTTATCGTTGTCTTTTTCCATTTTTGCAAGGATTTTATTTTCTTCCTTTTCAGAAAGAGCAGAGTTGGACGCAAACAGTTTTTGCGTTTTTTCTTTCTGCTTACGATGATTATCTTCCATTGCCGTAAGGATCTTTTCGCCCATAGCTTTATATTTAGAAACAATATCATTGGCCATTTTTTCAGTGATTTTTCCCTGAGTAGCGGCGAGTGTGTTTAGTTTTAAACTAACATCCTGCTCAAGATCAATAAACGATCCAACAGCTTTTTTAGTACTTTTGGAAATTTCGTCACTGAACATTTTTGATTTCAGAATAGGTTTATCCATTTCTTTATCAAATTTGTGCATAGCAAAACCGATACCTGCGATTAATCCAATGGCAATACCAATTGGTCCAGTTAAAACAGTAAATGCAGTTCCAAGAATACCTACGGCTGTTGATGATAATCCAATAGCAGTCGCCGCGAATCCCGCACCCGAAGTTACTCCAGCGATACCCGCGATTACAGGACCGATTGCTCCAACTACAGCACCAAAACCAGAGATTACAAGTCCGGCCGCGGCCGTGATCCCAGCAATGGCAGTAGCTACCGCGAAGAATACAGCAACGCCTGCTCCAAGTTTAGCAAGAGTTTCTTGAGTAGATTTATCTAAACTATTAAACCAATCGACGCCCTTTTGAACCCATTCAACCATTCCACGAATAGTTGGGATTAAAGCAGTACCAATTGTAATGGCCGCTGTTGAAAGTGATCCTTTTAATTGTTCGATTACACCATTCAAGTTATTTAATTTTTCTTTTGCCACATCGGCGGCTTTGATTTTACTAATGGATTCAGACATTTTGTCATAACCGTCCGCTCCTTCTTTAACAATAATGTTACCGGCACGGATTGCATCTGTACCGAACATTGTGCGCAGATAAGTTTGTTGTTGTTCCTTATTCAAACCCTTCATTGCATTTTGCAAAAGACCGGAGATCTCAGTCATACTTTTTAATTGTCCTTCTTCATCGTAAAATGCAGAAGAGGCAAATCCAGAGGCTTTTTCAATTTTTTCGTAAGCTTTTGCAAGTTCACCTTTGGTTGCTTTTGCCCCTAATTCTTCTTTAACCAATTGCTCTAAACCTTTACGGATGTCATCTTGGTGTCGTCCCATAGGTTTGATCCCATTGTCGATCAAGAATTTATAACCCGCAGAAGTATTATATTGAGATAAACCCAATGCAGAAAATGCTTCAGTTTGAGCTTTGGTTGTAGGAGATAGGTTTAAAAGCATTGTTTTTAAAGAGGTACCCGCATCTGATCCTTTTAAACCGTTTTGTGCAAACAGTGCAAGAGCATCCGTGGTTTCTTTAAAACTTAAACCAACACCGGAAGCGACAGCACTAACAGATGATAAACCGAATTTCAATTCAGTGACATCTGTCGCAGAGGCATTCGCGGCTCCAGCTAAAATATCGGCGGCTTGTGCGACCGTAAGGCCGTCGTCTTTGAAAGCATTCAAAGCGACAGAGGCGATTTCGGCGGCGTCCGCAAGTTCTAATTCACCAGCAGTTGCCAATGAAAGAGCACCTTCAAGACCACCACTCATAATGTCTTCCGCAGAAACACCGGCTTTTACAAGCTCTTCAATTCCTTGAGCGGCTTCAAGAGCAGAGTATTTTGTTTTTGCACCCATTTCGATTGCAAGATCTGATAATGAACTACCGAATTTTTTTACATCTTCAGGAGACATAACAGATTTTACAGATGAAATTTGACCTTCAAAATCGGCGGCTTGTTTAGTAGCGATCCCAAGACCACCACCTACAGCAACAGTTGCTGTCGCCAAACCTTGAAAAGCAGAGCTAGCAACGTTTGAGATATTGTTACCGGTTTCTTGAAGATCTTTCGAAGATTGTTTTGCTTTACGCGCAAGCTTTCCCCAAACAGTTGACTGTTCACGAAGTTCATCAGAAAGGCGGTTTGCATCTGTCCGTGTTTCCTTCATTTCAGCAGAGGCATTATTATAAGCAACAAGTGCTTTTTTCGTCTCATCTGCATCAGCACCACGGGCTCGTTTTAATTCTTCGTATTTATTACGAAGATTTTCGGCGGCCGTTTGCTGTAACCGAAGTTTTTCGTTTGTGAAACGAGATTTAGCATCAAGATCAGAAAGCTCGGATCCAAAATCACGCACTCCTGCTTTAGCTTCTTTGTAAGAAGATTCCAAAACAGCAAGATCACGTTTTGTTCCTTTAACCGCATTATCAACAGTATCAGAAACTTGTTTCCAAGTTGATCGATGTTCTGCCAATTCACGGTTGCTTTCATTGATCTCGCGGTTTAAATCGTTCATTCCCGCTTTTGCGCCATTATAAGCAATTAATGCTTGTTTTGTTTCTTCATTGTCTTCGCCTTTTGCTCGAGTTAATTCGTCATATTTTAAACGAAGTTGATCGGCAGTTTTGCGCTGGATTTCCATCTTATCATTAAGATATTTAGATTTAGTTTCCAGGTCTCCAATAGAAGATCCAAAGTCCGCCGTCGCAGAACGGATTTGACGATAAGAAGATTCTAAAACGTCAAGATCTTGCTTGCTTGATTTAACCGCATTGTCAACAGATTGCGATACCAATTTCCAAGATGATGTTTGATCTGTAATAGATTCATTCGTATCTTTTAATTGACGTTGTAATCGATTCATTTGACCTTGAGCTCGGTTATATTGAGTCGCAAGTTTTTCCGTCTCTTTTGAATTTTCTCCGGTACGATTTTTTGCATCCTCGTAACGGCGTCCTAATTCTTGAAGGCTACTTTGTTGTAAAGAAATTAACCGTGTAAGGTTTTTTCCTTTTGCTTCCAAACCATCCAGGGAACGGGCATAGTCTTTTGTTCCATCACTAGCCGCGACAAATTCAGATTTAACGGCGCGAATTTTACGGTTGATCTCGGCCATGCTTTGAGTAAATTGTGCAGAGTCTAGGCCTAATGATACCCGTAACGTACTTAATTCTTCAGTCGCCATTATTCCACCTCATTAAATTTATTTTGTAATCATAAGAACTCCAATTGGTCTATTGAAGCTCTTTGATTTCCCCCATTTGATTCTTGTCCTTGACTTTCACCTTGGGATGCAATATGCTTTTCCAAAGTAGAAGCATTATGACGATCCCAAAGCAGTAAAATTTTTCTAACGGTTGATCGCCAAAACTTTTCTTCCGTAAGTCTTAGATCGTAAGTGTAAGCATAGAAAAACCAATCCCATTCAACCGAAGTTGTTTGAGATTGGCCATTTAGTTTTTTTCCGCTTCTTCTGCTTCCTTAGCTCCATCATCCGCAGATTTTACTTCGTCTGTAGATTGATCCGGGAAGAAATCACGAATAGCATTTCCGAGCTTGCTAAAAATTTCTTGGAAAGCTTCTGGATATTGATACATTAGTTGACCAAGCAATTGGCCAACGCGGTTAACAGTAATATCAAGTTCTGCTTTTTCGTCTTCAACCGCAAGACCTGAAACAAGTCCAGCGTAAACAAGAGCTTTGATCGCAGTAAGATTCATACTGTTCAAACCAGCAATTGCGATATATGGATCTGGGTAACCGTTTTCTTGCAATTCAGCAAGTGTATTAAAATCAAAAGTGTAGGGACGAATTTTGTCCAATTCCAATTGATAAACTTGAGCGTCTTTAAGATCTTTTCCTTTTAACATAATAAGTTTCCTCCTGTTGTTTTCGTAATCGCTTTTACAGCGGTCTTAATTTTAAAATAAGAGATATGTCCGTAGACATATCCCTTTTTTAAGATCAAGGTGTGACAGGTGCGGCTTCATAAACTTTTGTGAACCAACCAGTAACAGTTGCTGGCAATACCAATTCATCATCAGTATCTAAGCGAGCACGCCATTTACCGTCTGGACGTTTAATGAACGTACCTTTGATCGCTTGAGTTTGGAAATCTGCTTTATCATTTTGTGTCGCGTATGCTTCTTCAATTGCTTGGAAGCGGCCTTTGTAAAGCCATACCATACGATATTCACCATTTGATTTTTTAGATCGGAAACCAAGTGCGAAGTAAGGAGCATCGTCATTTGCAGAATCGATGACAACTCCGTTAGCATCTGTTTCTTTACCCAAAAGCAAACCATATTTCGCAGAACCGAGATCTGCAAGAGTGAACTCAACATCAACAGACGAGAATACAGAAATAACTTCCGCGACTGTATCATCTGCAAAAACATTTTGAGTATCTACTGAAGGTGTGATCTTTGCATCGATCGCATCTTTAAGACGTTCAGGTGTACCATAAGTTTCTTTACCCTGAGCATCCTCCGTAATTTTAGCGACGAATACGCTATCTAAACCTACTAAAGCCATTAGGAGATTCCCCTTTTCTAATTATATATTTGGCGGTTAGGCCAAAGATTCTGTTTGTTTGATAGATCTGAATGACATGTTTTTACGATATGTGCTAGTCGCAATATCGAATAAGTCCATTTCATTAGATCGTGAATAGCCAAGTTTTTTTAATTCTTTTTTTACCTGAAGGACAGCGTTATCTAAATTTCCATTAGAGTAAACGTCGACCTGTAAACCGTAAGAAGTTAAAACTTCCGCATCATCCGCAATTAAACCCGTAGCTTGATTATAAAAGAAAAAAGTAATATAATTCTTACTTGTCCCTGTATAAACATGGAAGCCAGTTGGGTAGATTGGATCGAGTGCTGTTTTAATATCGCTTTTAAGGCTCATGGCAAGTTCATCTCCCTTTTAAGAACGCGGATCATAGCTTTTTGAATTTGGTCTTTACCATTTTCAAATGCTGGTCTCATAAAAGGTTTTGCAGGAAGAGGTGGGAGAGTGTACGTTTTTCCTTCTGGACTTTTATAAGTTCCGCCTTGAGTACCGATCTCATGAAATAAAAGATAGTAGAAATCTCGAGATGGTCCAACTTCGTAAATCCCTTTTTTGGATTGCTTAATAATAAAATTATCGCGACCGTGTTCTTTATTGGATTTACTAACGGGAACATTTGGGTGTCGCTCAATTAATTCTTTTGCTTTTTCAGCACCAGCTAAAACAGCTTTATCTGTAGTCCGGCCATCAATTGTTTTACCCATTCGGGTGAGCCGTTGAATGAGATCATCCATTTGATCTAATCCTGAAAAACCATTGTCCATAATTAAACCACTTCCCGACCGATAATAGTATACGTAATATTTTTTTCATCGTCATTGATAAGAGAGATGATTTCAAATTGGCGGTCTTTAAATAAGATTACCATATCTTCATTCATATCTTTTCGATAACGAATAACAAATACCGTAGTATTTTCGGACTGTACTGCTTTTGCATCAAAATACTCTTTTGATTGAAGCGTTTTGATCTTTGCCCATACAGGAATTTCTACGATTTCACCAGGAATGTTGTAACCATCGCTATCAACAGTGTCTCCCGTTTTTGATCGTAATTTAATTTTTTTATTTAGTTCGGCGGCGTTTAGCATTATTCTTCACCCGGCAATCGATAAGGATCCAATAAACCACCAAACATATATTTCAATTCTTGTGCACTATTAGCAGTACCAACAGCTTGAATTGATCTATTTCCATACCAATGCCCCACAATCGCAAGACATGCAATCGTAAATTCATCGGGTAACTCCTCAAAATCAGTAAATTTCCGCTTCAAATAGCTCTGAATAAAGCTTCTTGCGGAGGCAATTAGTGTGTTTAAGAAGATGTCATCATCATTAAAATCGATCCGGAGGTAATTTTTTACCATCTCGAGGTCAATTTCAGTGACTTTTTTACCGTTAATAATATCCAATTTTGCCAACTCCTTGGTAAAAAAGTGAAATAAATAGCCAAATTTTAGGCTATTTTCTCTTGTTTTTAGTTATAAACCACCGTAAAATATTCATTTTATTTGGCATTTATCGCTAAAAAAAAGAGATTGAGGAAGTTAATCCTCAAATCTCAATCAAGATCAAACAGTTTTTGCAGTCGAGATTACGAAAGCATCTGCGTTGATAACCGCACCATCCATGAAACCATCCATGATGATAGTGTGAGTAGCCGCGAGAGCATTCTTAGTATCGGCTGTTACGTGTTGCATTCCGAGACCTTGTTTAACAAGCATTGCGTAACCTTCTTGGAAGTTACCAAAGAGGATTTTTCCACCGATCGCAACATCAGTTACGAAGAGACGAACACCCAAAAGCATGTAACCAGGTGAACCGTTTACGAAGTCGCGAACGACGAGGTAAGCACCAGTATCATCTTTGAGTTTTGCAATTTTGTTGAAAGTCGGACGATCCATGATCCAGACCGCTCCAGCAAGGTAAGCTGGGTGAAGAGCAGTGTAGATGTCGATAACCGAATCAGCAAGTTTAGCAAGATCGTGTTCAACAGTTTCGATAAGAGCATTTGTAAATACGCCTTCGAAAGATCCTGTCGCTTTGTTACCAATCAAGAGAGCATTCTCGATTGTTTTACCAACTCGACGAGAAAGGTAATCCGCAGTATATCCAACAACATCGACAGCCGAATCATTCATAAGCTGTTTAGTGAGGACCATGTGAGCACCAACACGTTTTTGAGTAAGTGTTACAGAATCAAGTTTTGTATTGATTTCAGCAACATCTGCTTCTTCGCCGACAAAACCAGGAACAGCGCCAGCATGAGCTTCTTCACGTGGTACACGAAGTGAACCAGTTACAGAACCAAACTTACGGACGAGACCAAAGATCGGTGCAGATTCTTCAAGTTTTTTGATAATAGACGCTTCAACGTCTTCAGGTACAAGAACGCCACCTTCGCCAGCTTCGGTAAGAGTACGAACTTCTTCACCGTTTTGTTTGCGAAGGAATTGATCCAAACCGCGTAATTCGTTTTCCATTGTGTTTTCTCCTTCGCCAGATACAACCTCGACACTTGTTTGAGTGCGGATTTCTTTGGCTTGTGTGATAGTCGCATCGAGATCGCGGACTTCATTAGTAATTTCTTGGAGACGAGTTGTTTCGTCTTCTGTCATTGACCGTACTTCTGTTTCTACAGCTTCAGCAATTTTTTGGCCTTCAGCGACGAGGGCATTGCGTTTTTCTAAAAGGGCTTTTTGTTTCATTATTAGTTTTCCTCCTGAGGATCGATTTCTCGGATTTCGAGTGTTTTAAATTCTGCTAATGAACGTTCAGCTAAAAGAGTTTGTTCATCTTTTTCTGGTTCGTCTAGCTTTTCTGGTTCTTGCGGTTGATCTTCAACTGGAAGAATTTCTTCTTCCAGTTTTTCTTCAACTTCTGGATCAGCAGGATTTTCATCCGGCTTAGCAGGTTCTTGATCTGGATTTTCATCTGGTTTTGGAGGTTCAACCGCAGGCGGTTCGTCTTCCGTAATAACAGGAATATCTGCAGGTGGTGTTTCTAGTGCTACTTCGGGATTAACCGCTTGAGGAGCTTCTTCACTTCGGAATTGATCTGATTGCTCAATCAACCCACGAAGAGTTCCGACTTCTTCAGTAAGCATAAGAACAGCCGCGAGAATCTTCTCGTATTCTGTTTCTTGTTCCACTAAAACTTCAGTCCCTTCGGGAATAATGACTTCCTCGATGAGATTGATACCACGAGCCGCAATTACAGATTGTGAATAAGCAGGATTCTTAACAACTGAAACCTCAAAGAGATCCAGCTTCTCAATTGTCCGCTCATAAACACCATCGATCGCACGCTTCCAGCTATCTTTAATATTAGAAAAACCAAAGCTCATATTCCGAAGAATACCTTCTTTGATTAATTCGTAATAATCTCGACCGTAAGAAGTCTTTGCAATTTTTGCTTCCATGTATAAACCGCGATCATCTTCTGTCAATGACAACGAACCGTTTCGGGTACTTGCCAAAATTAATTTCTGATCGTGTTCTGCAAGGAAGTCAATGTCATAACCGCGTTTAATTGCTTCAGTAAAAGCACCGCGACTAATTTTTTCTCGGAATTTTACTTTTTTCTTTTTATCGAAAAGAATATCACTGAAAGATTCCGATTCATTTACGTAACCACGAACAAGGAGATCACCATTTGCTAAAACGGTAAAGTCTTCTTCGTGCACGCGTAATTCAATATTATCCATTATTTAAGTGTCCCCTTTCAAATCTTTGGAGGCAGTTTTAACAGCTTCAGAATTTGCGTCAACCGCATTTGCTTTTACTGTGTCAGATCCACCGTCCATATTAGGAACAATAAATTGATCTTTTTCTGGATCATAGAAGACGTTACCAAGAGACCATGCAAAGAAATCACGTTCAACTTTTGGTAAATCTAATTTAGCTCGGGATTCTCCGAGTGTAGAGATACCAGCTTTGAAGGAAGCGGCGACCGCTTCAACCCGTTCTTTTTCTGTAGATCGTAAAAGTTCAGCTGTATCAAACCGGAAGAAATAACCTTCTTCTTTTTCTGATTCAAGCAGTAACGCTTTGTCCAAACTTGTTTCGATCGATACCGTCAAAGGAGAAATACAATATTGTAAAAAGTACAAGTTGTTTTGTTCGTTCGAGGCATATTTATTTGCAGAAGCATTCAGCATGCTTTCAGGCAAATTAAAGATCCGAGCCACTTCAGATAAAGTTGCTTTTCGAGATTCCGTAAGCTGTAATTCATCTGGCTTAAGTGAGAGAGCTTGATATTCCATACCGCTTTCAAGAATAACCGTTTTACCGGCCTTACCTGATCCAACATAAATATTTTCCCATGAAGCTCTTAAACGAGTGATGACATCTTTTGTTAATTTGTCACCAGTCTTAAGAACACCAAGAGGCATAGCTCCGTTTTTTAAAACGTTTTCCGAATAAATTGTTTCTTCGAGTGCGAGCCGTAAAGTGGCCGCGTTTTCCTTAAGGATCCCAGAAGAAGTAATACCGTCAGAACTATTTTTTAAAACTGATACAATATCGTTAGTATCAAATTCATGAGCGCCGGCGGAATTATTCAAAGCAATTGTTGAATATCGTTTATAACCTTCAGCAAGGTATTTGTTTACCGTAACTTCTTTTGTTGGCAATAACCATAGAGAATCAATCTCATTAAAGGTACGATCTACTTTTGTATAAGAAGCACCATATAATAGTAAGTCTTTTACAAGAGCCCGTTTAAATGTGAAGCCGTCAACTGTTTCATTAGGTTCGTTATTTAAAAGGAAATTTCGGTAATCATTAACTTTTTCAATATCGCCAGTAATAGGATCTTCTTTATAAAGATAGATTGGTAGTTGTGCAATAGATCCCGCAATTAAATTAATTGAAGAATTTACTGCTGGCACTTGCACCGCTTTTTCTTCTGTAATCCCAGTATCACCACCAAAGATGGAAGTGATCGAAGTTCCTGAGTAGTTAAACGTTTCTAATTTCTTGGCTTGACTACCGGAGCTTTTAAAAATATCAAAAATACCCATTAATTAATAGCTTCCTCCTTTCTTTTAAAGTACAATAAAGTCGCTATCCGATGAACTATATGCGCCGTATTCTTCAAACTCTTGATTCCAAAGTACCATCGAGTTGATCGTGGCGGCGACCATATCAATTTTACCGGTAGATTTTTTCTTATTAACGTAACCATTTAAGTTAGTATCTAATACCTCGCGGGCATTAGAGAAGTTCAGCTCAAATAGATTATTTGTTTCATAAGAAAAATTATATTGTAAAATAACTTCTTTAAGGAGCTTGGTCGCAGGGTGTAAAGTTCCTGAGTGTTGTTTGATCTCAATGGTTTCATAGCCATGTTCTGACCAGCGGTTTGCAGAAGATACACAGTTATATCTGTCATATCCAATTCCTTTGATCGTAACGCCGTATTTTTCTTCGATGTCAAGAACAAAGTCCTCAACAAACCGTTGACTAATAACGTTATCACCACAAAGAAAAGCATAACCGTTTTCTTGAGCCATTCTGTAATCTACTTTTTCGACGCGAGACTTATCGTCTGCTCGGTTAGCAGGAAGGAATGCCCAAGCTTTTGTTAAGAATCGATCTTCGTCACGATCGTAAGCAACCATTGAAACCGCCGTGTTATCTGTTGTTTGGGCTAAGTCGACGCCGATAAAGACATCGCGACCACGCCAATCAATCTTGTCAACCCGACCTTTTTTCAATTCATCTGTAGAAACATAAACTTCCGCATCATTACCATCAACAAAAATGTTCATGTGTTTGGTTAAGAAGTTCTTTTTAGATGAAGGCATTTCAATTGCCTTTTGTCGCTGTTGTTTTAAATACTCCAAGTTTTCTGGAATATCAATGACCAGAGGATTTGCTTCGATGAGAGACTTATCTGATGTCCAATCTTTTGGATCGTCTGGCATGTAAAGTAATGCAAAAAGAGTATCATCTTTGATAACATCATCTAATACTTTTTCCGCATATTCTACTTCCTCGGTCATTGGGTTATTAAGAGATTCGTAAGCTGTACTAATTAGGATCCCTGTCCGGTTAACCATGTTCATTTGAGATGAGACCATGGCATCAATTGGATAGCGGTTCCGTAAAGCTCCAACTTCATCGGCAACGAAAACGTTTGCTTTACGACCATCCATCCGGTTTTCCGAATTGGCCAGAGCGATGAAGACTGAGCTTTTTAAAGTACAACGAATTTCTGTTTTGATAACCTTGAAGTATTTCGCGATCAAGGGTGAAGCCTCGATTGTTTGTTGAACTTCTTTTTTGACAATAGAAGAAAGTTCACGGTCTGGCGCAACTGAATAGAACTCCGAGTTTTTAGGTTCCATCAGAAGTAGCAGAATAAAGATAAGGGCAACCAGGAATGATTTTCCTGATTTACGAGCGATCAGTAAAACTGATTTTTCAAATCGTCGTTTAGTATGATCGTCGCCCATTTTCCAGCAAAGAGCATTGGCAATGAAGAACCATTGGAATGGTGCCAAAGCATCTCTGACCGGTGTCCCTTCTTTAATACCCGAGGCCATATTAATGATTCCCGTAAGATCATCAATAATTTTTAATTCGGCTTGGTCAAAGAAAAGATCGCCATTGTCTAAATCTTTTAAAAATTTTTGGCAGGCTTTTTTAATATACTTGCCCGCAATTATCTGATCGTTTGAAACCTCCACGGCATACGAATATGCTGGATGATTTTCCAGATACTCATAAGCCATTTCGATTCCCCGTTTCTGGATTAAATTGTAATTTAAAATCGATATTTTATATGGGACAACCAGGTATTGATCCTGGATCTTCCGGGTTTCAACCGGACGCATGAACCATCATTGCTATTCTCCCATAAAATAAAAAAAAAAAAAAATAAATCGCATACCAATAAAGACCGGGAAAAACCCTTATGAGCAAGGACACATTCAACCGGCTTTATATTATTGGAAATGCTAATACTCTGTACGAGAATTGAACTCGTGACTCCGGCGTGAAAGGCTGGCGTCTTAACCACTTGACCAACAGAGCAGAATCTCCCATATTGGACTTGAACCAATAACCTCACGGCCCCAAACCGTGCACTCTACCAAATTGAGCTAATGAGAGAAGTTGAATATTATTAGCAGGTCGGTAACCCTGCATCTCTTTAAAGACCATTTGCAAATGGCGCGATAGCTACCTGTTCTATCCTTAATAATATTCGGGTCGATCGGCCGGATTCGAACCGGCATCCATGGTCGCCCTGACCATAGCTCTCCCGTTGAGCATTACAATCAACATAATTTAAAATGGCAAAGGTGCATGGAATTGAACCATGTCTTCTGATTTTGGAGATCAGCGTGCTACCGTAACACTTCACCAATATAAAAGTATAATATCCCAAACCAATAAATGGATATTATTAAGATTAGTCCCTGCAAAAATGTGTGAAACAGAAAAAGGCAGGTTGCTCTAATCTAATTTTTAACCTAGCTGACATTGTGCACAACCCGCTAAGTGGAAATAAGTAAAACGTCGAATCAAAGCCGACGTTTTGCATAATCAGATCGCAGAAAATAGACGCTATCACCTGTTTCTTATCCGCAAAAGATCTATGTAAAAGGCTATAACAATTTATACACGATACGTAATATAAATGCTTTCGCCTTTTCATTATTTGTTTGTATCTCTACAAGTCATTTTATCGTTCGCACTTAGTGGTAGCGAGACTCCAAATAAAAACCCGGGCCTGGAGGAGGTAGCCCGGATGAAAGGATCCTGTTCAAGTCACGTGATAACCAACAACTTTCGCGACAAAGTTTTTTGGCTGATACAAAATCAATAAAGCACGATCAGCCTTGGAGCAATATTAACGGTCACCTAAAATCTTCAATAGCGGATCATTGTCCGTTTGCTCTTTTTCCATTTGCATTCCTGCAAGTGAAGCACGAGCCGCCGGAGAGAGCCCGAGTTGAGAGGATAATTTATTAAAGTGCGTTAGATATTTCATTTTAGTATTTACGGCGGGGTGTTCTTTGATCTCCAAGAAATTAGTGCGAGGATTCATTGTCTCAATAAACATTGAACCACGTTCTTTTAGAATTTCATCAGCCTCTCGCATTTTACTCATGCAATCAGCCGTCTGTTCTAAAACTGTAATATCAAGGTTACTTAAGATCCCACTTACAGCGAGTTCAGTAATTAAAAATTTGTAATAGCCTTGAGCTCGTTCATCAAGATGATCGGGTACTTCTTCAAGTAGATTACTATTTCCGAGCAATTGTTTTTCAACTTCAGCACGTAATGCTAGTTCAGCTTTCGTTTCTGAGTTCCCTTGCTTCAAGGCCGATGGTTTACGCGGTCTAGGCATAATAATCGGTCTCCCTTATAAAGTAAAATCTGAATCATCCATTTGAATTGTTCGCGGTTTAAAATCAATGCCGTTCATGCCAAGCTGGATATTGCAAGTTTTACAAAGTGTTATTAAATTGGAATTTGTAAAGATCAATTCCGGATATTTAATACGCGGTTTAATATGGTGAACCTCTAGCGAGCTAGTATTAATCAAACCATAATTTATAAAACATCTTTGGCAAAATCCACCATCGCGAGCAATGATCTCAAGTCTTTTTTTCCGCCATCGAGCTGAGCTAAGAATCTTTAATTGTTCTCTATTTTCGCGGTAATAATTACGTTTAGATTCATTATAATTTAAACGTTTATTTTCCGAGCAATATGGACAAGAACTATTGAAGTCGATTTTTTTACCGCATTTCGAACACATCTTTTTTTTAGTAGTCGAGTTTTTCATTAAACCAATCCTCCTTAACATGAGGAAGATCATCTATATGTTTTATGGAAGTACCACAATACTGACATTCTAAAATGATGTCTTTGTTCGATCGATGGGCAGAAATTGGCGATTTACAAACAGGACAATCTAAATCCGTTCTGTTATCAATCATGTAATTTCGTCCCTTGATATGAAATGTAAGATCGTTTGATCCTAATGTCCTACAATATATATATGCACGAAAAGGCTATTGTGCGTGAGAAATTGAGGATTATTTTCAGAATATTCTGACAACTTTTCACGCAAAGAATTGTTGTGCATGTGCAAGAAATTTGACATATAGAAACAGATCTGTGAAAAAGAAAGACTTTTTACTTTGCGCAGAAACTTTGTTTTGGGTACTTTAGCGTTAACGAGCCTCCACGTGGTACTCCTAGCCTCTCAACTTTTTTTTCTGAAAAGGCAGGGGGTACTACAAAAATAAAAATAAAAAAAATTTTTCAACTCTTCAACACAAACTCGATCATCCATGTTATAATTAATTATCGGCAGTGAGAACTGAGTGAAATGGCCGATCACAACCGATTAATCGAATGGCTTGGAGGTTTTACAAATGAATGAAACATTGGGAATGATTGAGGAACTACTCGAGAAGTTGTACCATGTTGACACAGTAATGAACTTGACGAACGCGGATAAGATCGAGCGTGAACTAAGCGGATCGAATGAACTCATTACGATCTACCACAACACAGAAGAGAACACTGAGTATGACTTACTCATTGGATTCAATCGACTTGACTTTGTTATTGAGTATCGAATCGAACTACTCTCACTCAACAAACAGATCAGTCTTATCAATCGCTTATCATCTGATGATGTCGATGCAATCGTTGCCATCAAAGCTGAAGAGATTAACTTCATCCAATACTTTAAAGAGTTGCTGACTCAATAAGATTATGGATCCTTACTTAATTGTGAGGATCCTTTTAATATGGACCGACGTCGCTCACTATATCTATATACCATATCATATACCATATCATATACCATATCCATGATATAGATCCATACCTATTAACATACCATATCATATACTATATACATATCCATACCCATAACTATGGCGGCTTATGGTATACCCATCTATATCTATGCCCATACATATAACCTACCTATATATCCACATACATATACATACCCATACTATATACCCGCATATAATATGCCAGACATATTCATACCCACATATATATTAGTACAATAGATCTACCGCACAATAGGTAGGGTATACATATTATAATATATACCAATCAATATATATCCAGCAGATATATACATGGATATAGTGTGCTGTGTACTGCAATGAGACATACATACACCTTACCTAACTAATGTCGATGCAACACAGGAGCCCATTAGTATACATATATATCATACATATATTAACATATTATGTACCTTATTACTAAGATCTATGTTATAATTAAAGTAACAAATATAAAGGAGCTGTTAATATGCAAACCAATGAAGCGGTTAAAGAAGACTATATGAAGATCATGAATGGAGCTACTGATACTGTAGATCTATTCCTAAGTGAGAACAATAAGGCAACTGTTACTCTTTCACCAAATACTATTGAGTTCAGAATGCCGAATGTGGATGGACTGTTTGAAGATGATTCATTTATGATTGTTCAGGAATATAATCCAATGGCTTTTGGTACAGCTTATATGTTCCTTATATCTGAACGCAATAAGATCTCTGTTCTCCGTGATCCTAAGGAATTATTCCATGTAACCTATTTGGTTGATAGAGTCTTTTATTTGCAGGTCAAAGATGTATTCTCTTGCCTTATTAAATAATACAGTGGATCCTATTAATTTAGGATCTTTTTATTTTAAAAATAAATTAATTAATTTCCATAAAACTGTGTACTTATTGCCCGTAATGTCGTATAATAAATATATAAGGTAATAACAAATCAAACAAAACCAAACAAAAAGGGGAAATTCAAATGACAAACTTAAACCTATTCGCAATCAAAGACTCTGCACAATCAGTAAAATTATATGTTCTCACAAACAAAAAATCTTATGAGATCATTAAAGAAATCACGGCTTACGAAGAAAGTGAATGCCGTAACATTTTTGAATGGTTCAAAGAAACAGTGAATGACGTTATCATTACTAAAACACTTTTAGACGGAATGGAAATTGACAAAAACCTTTACACAAACTAATTATAAGATCCCAGGAAACTGGGATTTTTTATTTACAATTTTATAGAATAGTGTTATAATTATAAAGTAAATAAGATTACTGGAGGCGAGAAAAATGACAATTGAATTATTATTACAGAGGATTAAAACAAAATTCCCAAACATGAAAGTGAGAGAAGCTTTTTCAATTAGGGCGGACATACTATCTAACCTAATGAGATTTGGTGGAAGTGCAAGACGACTTATCAAGATTGGAACAGATCTTGAAGAAACATTATCCGTAGAATTGGATATTGATTCAATGGAATTATTCATACTTACTAACTATAAAAACAAGAGTAGCGAGATTAGTTCATTGGAATATGTTCGTTTTACTATTGAGTTGGAAATGTTGATTGCGACTAGTTCTCCGTTATTATCTTTAACAAAATAATTTACTAGATCCTGCAAAGGATCTTTTATTTTTTACAGAAACAAGTATAATATAAACAGGAGGTGTTGCTATTGGAAAACCTTATTAATGGGATTTTCTTCACTGTTGTGTTTTCAATTGTGTGCTTTCCATTTGTTATGATAACCATCAGGAGAATCGATCGAGATTAAAAAAAAAAAAAAAAAAAAAAAAA